AGCATGACATCGTTGTCGTGGCTCCCGGCGATCAAGTGGACGTGTACCCGTTCGCGGACGGAGAGCAGGAGGCTGACAATGGTTGATTTAAGGTCCTGCCCATTCTGCGGCGGGAATGAAATCATCATTCGCCCAGTGTACTACGCGGGGATCGTCAATCCACGCTTTTACGCACAGTGCCGAAGATGTTTCGCACAGACTGCGCCAAAGTGGACAACGAAGCTGGGCGCAGTCAAAGACTGGAATAGGAGAGCCGACAATGGTTAAAAATTTGAATCACGAAACGGCGAGTGTTTGTGCTTGCAATCACAAGAACCGGATAAAGACGCACTTCGCCAAAATTATCGTCAGTGGCACAAGTGAAAAGCCGTGTTACGACATCTTGTATTTCGATCCAACGGACCGAAAATACCACATTGGCTTTGGCTCGTATTGTCTTGATTATGTGTTTAAGTGGCTGGCGGAAGAATTTGAGATTGAGGAAATGGCCCCTACCGCCGATCTCGACTGTACCGGCTGCGTCTGGCTGAACACCCGGCATCAGAAGTGCTCCTGCTGCCGGAGGAACCAGTACATCAAGGACAATTACAGGGAGGCATAATGTTTGGTCGAAGGAGATTGAAAGCCGAGATTGTGCGGCTGTCGTACCGAGTATCGGAGCTTGAGGAGCGCCTATGCCCCTGTGAATCGCACAGTTGGGTGATGCTCGATTCCGATTTCACTATCGGTTCCAGCGCAGGCGACATTGATACGATCTATCGGTATAAATGCCGTAGGTGCGGGAAGACGCTGAAAACCTATAGGCTCTTGCCGACAGAGAGCTACACCGGCAAATAGAAAACTGCCGCAGAGGACAATTACCTCTGCGGCAGTTTTCTTGTCAGGCCGAACACATTTCTAAACCAAAAGAGTTCGTACCTGTGTGTTTTGGTGGAGCTGAGGGGAGCTTGTACGAACAGCCCCCTCAGCCTCGACGATCGAGACGTCTTCCTTCCCAATGGGGTACGTTGATCTATGTTTCTTGGTGGTGTGATAATACTCGATCTTTATCTTGTCGTCCCACAAATACACCGCCTTGACGAAAGTATCTATCAGTTTTCGCTGATATTCCTTACTCTCAATATTCCCCTCGCGCAGACTCTCCATCGTGAAGATAATACGCTCCTTTTCCACGGGTTGCTCTGCGGCTCTCGCTAAAAGCAAGGATCTTTCAAGCTCTTTAATATTGGCCTCAAGTTCAAGTAAACGGCTTTTTGTTGTCTCGGTAAAAATACCCTGCTCGATAGCAGTCATAATATTCTTTGTCGCCTTGCGCTTATCTGCAAGTTCATTCTCAATGGACGAGATATTGGAAGATCTCCGCGCCTGCGCCTGGAAGCTCACTGCGCTATCTGCGATCCACTCTATAACCTCATCTTGAAGTATATAAGCCTGTGTATATTCAGCGACAATCCGCTCGATCCAGTCGCGGCGGACATGCTCCTTTTTACAATTCTTTTCTGCCCTGCGCTGCTGGCACTGATAATAGTGGTGCAGCGTCCCATTTTTCCCCGTTCCGGACACACCGACCATATACGAGCCGCAATATCCGCAGTACAGTTTTCCCGTCAACAGATAGTCTCCGTTTTCCCGATGTCTCCCGATGGGATTCTTTTTGGTTACAAGCTTCTCTTGCATAGTAGCGAAAACCTCTTTTTCGATAATGGGCGGAATACCATCCTCCTTGACAACGCCGGAATGCCGATACACGCCTATATACGCATCATTCGTAAACATACGGTGAAAGCTGTTCTTGTTAAATGCGTTTCCGGCCTTGGTCTTGATTCCGCGCATATTCAGGTCATGTGCGATATCTGCGCAGGTAACGCCGGAAAGGTACTTCTCAAATATCTCCCGGACGATGGCGGCCTCTTGCGGATTGATAGCATATCGGCCATCTGGCCCTTTCACATAGCCGAGAGGCAACGCCCCGTTCACCTTGCATGCAGCGGCATTATCGGCCATGCCGCGCCTTATATCTTCGGCCATGTTCTCGCTGTAAAACTGGTTTACATTCATCATCGTGCGCAGGGCAAAGCGGCCAGCAGCGGTATTGCCGAATTCTTCTTTCGCATACAGGGTTTTTATACCCAGCATATCAAGGCGAGCTTCGTACTGGAGTGCATTCAGCATATTTCGTGCAATGCGGTTGGACTTATAAGCAATAACAACCCGGAACTGTCTCTTCTCTGCGTCCCGCATCATTCTCTGAAATTCCCTGCGGTTGTCGGTTTTACCTGTTACCGCCTTATCTGCATAGACATGAATGATTTCGATGTTGTTCGCTTTTGCAAAGGTCATGCACTCATCAACCTGCTGCTCAATACTCTCTTCTTTCTGGTTGTGGGACGAGTATCGCGCGTAGATAATGCCAGGAGTCGAGCCTCCATCTGATGCATCACGATATTTGATTCGGCCACGCATAGAATCTCGCATTGTGAAATCCCTACCTCAAAAGTTTGTCCTTCGCATTGGTATACTCGTCTTCAGTTATTGCTCCGCAATCCAAGAGTTCCTTGTACTTCTTGATCTCGTCTGCCACAGAGACAGGAGCCGGTGCCGCGCCGTGCTTTGCGTAGTTCGCCACATACTCCTTAATCCTGTGCGCGTCTTCCAAGTACGCATATGCATGAGGAAATTCAACGTTTCCATTGTTGCCGATCGCAAGGAATGAATTCAATTGCAGAAATGTATCTGGTGCGCCGCACAATTGGATCTTAATCATTCCGGGACGCAGTTTGCTCTTGGGATCTTTCACCTCGAAACTGATTATCTGAGAAATCGGAATCACGCGCTCCTTATTAAGCCAGTAGACAACAATACAATCCTCTTTCAATGTTAAATAGTCCTGCTTAGTCCATGTCCATACCGTGATTTCTTCCATATCCATTCTCCTTTATAATTCGTACAGATAACACAAAAATGTTGGTGTTGGCCGCAAAAATCGAACTATAGCGAAAGTAATTATTTAACTTTTTCCTATTTTGTTGACGTATTATGTTATACTATTCATACTGCTGGCAGACAAATCAATATGGAGGCACGCCATCATGTACGAGCTATTATGGGCAGACATAAGGGGCCTCTTTGCGCTTCTTTCGCCCGACAAACAAGAACGCTTTACTTCTTATCTTCGGTCGCTGACAGATATCGCAGATAATTCAACGCTTCAACCTTTCGACTTTCCGAAAGACTCTCAAAATAACGCATAGCCTCATTATCGCATCCATCGTTGGCGCCGACGATGGGTGCGTCTTTTTCATCATCCCAGCCCATCAAGTATCCAACGGTCGTGCTCAATGCCCGCGCCAGCGGGACGAGGTTGTTAATCGGTAGTTTTTCGATGTAACCATTCTCGTAGCGGAACATCGTGGAGCGGGACACGCCTATTGTTTCCGCCAACTTATCAGCTGATAATCCTAATTCTTTTCTGCGCAGTTTAATACGCTCGCCGGTTGTCATGCTTTGCACCTCTCTTAGTTTATAGATACAGTATAGCACAGTGCGGCAAAATTGCAACATTTTAATGCGGCAAAATTGCGACTTTTATGTTGACTTATACTTACTTGTGGTGTAATATTTAACCGTGAAGTCGCAAAAATGACACTTTGCAGAAAGGAGAAGAAGATGTACCAAATCAACACGCGAAAGCTTCAGTGCAAGATTGTAGAAGCTGGAACGACTCAAGAGGCAATCGCAAAGGATTTAGGGATTGACAGAGGCACTTTTCGCCGCAGATTAGTCTCCGGCCGCCTGCAAATCCGCGATATCCACAAAATCTGCGAGATTTTGAGCCTCTCGCGTGATGAGTGCTACCAAATTTTTTTGTCCGAGTAGTCGCATAAATGCGACGGTACGAAAGGAGCTTGATTGTGGCGCTCGTCATAAATGTGAACTCAATCCCAGCGTTTCAGCGTGACGCTCTTGCTGATATGGCCATAAGGCTGACAAGAGAATACTTCAAAACGCCTGGTGTAGAGGAAAAATATCAAAAATGGCTTGCTGAACGCAAGCCTGCGAAAGGAGGAAGCGAAATTGACCGGGAACAGAAATTTGAGGAAAGGGAGGCAGAACAATGACCAAAAAGGAAGAGGCCGCTGTGCTGGCACACAACGACCCCAAGGCTATTAACCCCACAGACATTTTAGCAACGTTTGACGCTGCTGTCAAACGAAATGATCTCCGCACCGTGCTGGCCACGGTAGAGCTTGCGCCGCGTGAAGCCATTCCGGTGCTGCGCAAGTATTTCCCCTCGCTGGACAAGACCATCATATCTAAGTGCAGCAGCCCGGATAAGTACGGATGTGTATTGCATCCCCACGGGTACATTGCATTGCGGAAACTGCTTGATCTCCCAACCGACAGCGATGCCCAGCAGGCCGACACCGACCACAAGGAAACGCCCAAGCGCCGCAACAGCAAATCGAGCCACAAGTTTACCTGCCGCGTGGCCGGGAGACTCCCAGATGACAAATTCCTGCTGCTGCAGCGATACCTCCGCATGGAAGGATACGAAACAACGCAGGATTGGGTAACTGCCCAGGTGGACAGGTACATCGAGAAGATGGAGGCGAAGTATGGAAACGCCTGATCATCCGATTGTACAGAATCTGGAGCGCACCGGCTACCCGGACGGCAAGGAGCCTGTATTTCCCATCTGCCCCGTCTGCGGTGAAGAGTGCGACACCATGTATAAGGATCGTTACGGCGCATATGTCGGGTGCGATGCTTGCATGAAAACCGTGAATGCTTGGGACGCAGATATTTGCTTCCCGGAAGAGGAGGAAAGATGAAAGGCATTGTGATTACGCCGGAAAACCTTATGCATGTGGATGATTTCTCGGCGCCGCTGTATAAGAGCGTCGGCAAAGCAGTAGGCGGCTGGATTGAGATCGTGCATCCGAAAGGATTGCCGTTGCCCTACTGCATGGTTGTCAACGAGGAGGGATTACTCCTGAATCTGCCGCTGAACCTGACCGGCAGCATGCTCTACGAAACTGCAAAGCACGGCTGCCCCATTGTCGGAACCATCGTGTTGCTCAAAGATGGCGTTGTTGACGGTGAGCCTGACATTGTTGGTCTGGATGCCGAGGACATCATCGTCCTCGCAGCAATGCTGTCCGCGATGAGCGGCGACGGTGTGACGTGGGAGGGCGCTGTTCGGTAATGGGCAAGTTTTACTTCACCTACGGCACGGACGGCCAACCATTCTACGGCGGATGGACGGAGGTTGATGCCCCTGACGGTCACGCGGCCTGCGCCGCATTCCGTGCCTATCACCCCGACAAGCACGAGGGGCTTATCAACTGCTCCAGCATTTATAGCGAGAAGCATTTCAAAGAAACAGAAATGTACCGCAGCGGCAATTTCGGCCGCCGCTGCCACGAAGTCATTACGCTGCGGCGCGTTGTTACGCCGGAAAGAAAGGAGACACCTGATGATTAAGAAGCCCGAAGAAATGACCTTTTCTGATAAGAAGTTTTCCATGCTGTTGTACGGTTCGCCCGGTGTTGGCAAGACCACGCTGGCGCTCTCGGCGCCTGACCCCATCATCATCGACTTCGACCGAGGCATGAGCCGCGTCAAGGCACAGCACCGGAAGACGGCCATCTTCTGCGACACCTATGAGGAAGTCCTCTCTGATATCCAGTCGCCGGAGGTCGCCGCCTGCCAGACGATCATCATCGACACCGGCGGCAGTTTCGTGACCTTCCTTCAGGATTGGGCCATGCGCAGCAATCCGGCGGTAAACAAGCAGAAGAACGGAGCAATCTCGCTGAAGGGCTTCGGCGCAGTCAAGTCCGAGTTCAGCCGCTTCACCGCGATGGTGAAAGACGTGATGCACAAGAACATTATCTACGTTTTCCATTCGCAGGAGCAGTCCGATAAGGACGGAAACACGCAGCAGCGGCTCATGTGCGAGGGTGCCGCCAAGAATATCGTCTGGACTCCCTGCGATTTCGGCGGGTACGTCCAGATGATTGGGGAGCAGCGTGTCGTCTGCTTCTCCCCGGAGCAGGAATTCTTTGCGAAGGGCTGCCACGGTATCTCCGGCAAGTGGAAAGTTCCGACCCTCGGAAATGCCGACAGTAACGATTTTCTCACGCGGCTTTTCGATACCGCCAAGGCTAATATTGAGGCCGAAAATGAGGCCTTTGCCCCCATCCGTGAGCAGTACGACAAGACGATGATTCAGGTGGCGGATATCGTCGACGGTGTCGTCGATATCGAAAGCGCAAATGCCGCCGCAAAGAGCATCCCTGCCCTCGAACATGTGCTGACGTCTAAGAAAGAGGCGTTGGTAATGCTGAAAGCCAAGACTGACGCGCTGGGCCTGAAATACTCCAAGGAGGACGGTTACATTCCCAAGGAGGCATAAGTCATGGAAAGATATCTGATCACACAGACGCTCCTTTCATCGTGGGCCTATGTATTTAACTGCCGGGATGAATGTACGGAAGATGCAATGGCAGACTTCCTGAGGACGTTGAACCGGGAGAAAACCGAGGCCACGGAAGCAATGCTTGACGGCATCGCATTTGAAAACGAGGTCTACAAAGCGGCATCAGGCATCGACAGACAGCCCCACGAGAAATGGGAGCGCGGCATTCAGGCCGTTGCAACGGCGTTGCGCGGCGCTCAGACGCAAGTTAAAGCGCAGCGCGATATGGATGCTCATGGCATGAAATTTCTCGTGTACGGCATTCTGGACGGCCTCAGAGCCGGGGTAATCTTCGACGTCAAAAAGAAATCCAAGAGTTTCGGAAGCCTTGATCTCGCCGGAGACTATCTGGACAGCGCCCAGCACCCCGCATACTTCTACATCGTGCCGGAAGCTTATGAGTTCCGCTACCTCGTCAGCGATGGGCAGGATCTCTACGTTGAAACATACCGTCCGGAAGAATGCAGGCCATTCCCGGATATTGTGGACGAGTTCATCACATCCATTGAGTCGCTGGGACTTCTGCCGCTCTACAAGGAAAAGTGGGCGGCGAAATGAAGGGTAAGTTGATTGATTTCAGCATCGGCTACAACTGCAAGCAGCGCATCACCATCGAAATTGATAGCGATTTTCGAGAAGGCTATGAAACCCTCAAGGATGCCGAATTGGAGATTGCAATCAAGAAATGGCGCAAAAAGCGGAGCAATGATGCCAATAGTTACTTCCATGTCATTGTAAACGCCATTGCAGAAGCACGAGGCCTGTCTGACGATGAGGTAAAACGGAAACTGGTTGTAGATTATGGCGTTCTCGCCCGCGACGAAGATGGACAAATCATAGGATTCAAGCTGCCGCCAGGCGTCAATGTTGATTGCATCTATCCGTATACCCGGTTGTATAAGCAGGTAGAGGAAAACGGAAAGCAGTTCAACTGCTATCTGGTCTACAAGCGCTCATCGGAAATGGATACGAAGGAAATGGCCCGACTTATTGACGGCGCAATCTGGGAAGCGAAGGAATTGGGTATTGATACAGATACCCCGGAAGAAAGAGCGAGGTGGAATAGTTATTAACACTGTTATTTGTGACTACTGCGGAAAACCTGCAGAGCTGGTCAGCAGCAAGGTAATCTACGGCCGCGACTACGGGCATAAAATCTGGCTCTGCCGCCCGTGTATGGCGTATGTGGGGTGCCATAAAGGCACGGACAAGCCCCTCGGACGCCTTGCCAATGCCGAATTGCGGTACTGGAAACGTGCCGCTCACGCGGTATTTGATCCCTTGTGGATGTATGGCCGTTTTCGCGGCCACAGGAATGCGGCATACGGTTGGCTGGCGCAGAAAATGCGCCGGCCGATAGAGGAAACGCACATCGGGATGTTCGATGTGGCAGAGTGCCGTAAAGCAATCAACATCATCAAAAACGAAACGAAAGGAGCAATTCACCATGGAAGATAACAAGAATGCCACTGCCGAATTGGTTGCCAATCTGATGCTCGACCCCGGCTTTATCCTTGTCCCCCAGGATCGGTATGAGGAGCTCATCTGCGCCGAGAAGGAGCGCGACATTTTGAGCGCAGTGCTTGATAGTGGGTCGTCCTACTCAGTAGGAACCGTGATGGATGCAATTCGGGCTTCCAGAAGGTTCCCCCGCCCGATCGGAGCTCAGGAGGAGAGCCATGCTGAATAAAATCATCCTGATGGGCCGCTTGACGCGCGATCCGGAGATCCGGCACACCCAATCGCAGACGCCCGTTGCGTCATTCACGCTTGCCGTTGACCGCGATTATTCTGGTAAAGACGGCGCTGAAAAGCAGACCGACTTTATCGACTGTGTTGCTTGGCGAGCTACCGCCGAATTTGCCAGCAAGTATTTCTCCAAAGGCCGCATGGCGGTCGTCTCTGGCCGCCTGCAGATCCGCGACTGGACGGACAAGGACGGCAATAAGCGCCGCAGCGCCGAAGTAATCGTGGATAGCATGTACTTCGGGGACAGCAAGAAAGACGGTCAGTCAGCCCCGCAATCCGGCACCGCGCAGGCTCAGGCGTATGCACCCTCGGCAGCCGGCCAGATGTTTACGGAAATCGACGAAGACGATGGTGATTTGCCATTCTAAGGCGGTGAACGTATGGCAACAGGCAAACGATATTACTGGATGAAGCTCAAAGAGAGCTTTATGACCAGTGACACAATCGATTATTTCATGTCACAGCCTGACGGTGCCAATTACGTTGTCTTGTACCAAATGCTTTGCCTTAAGACCATCAACACGGATGGTCGTCTGTCCCGCCAGATCGGCGAAATCATCATCCCGTTTGATGTCGAGAAGATCCAGCGGGATTGCAAATGGTTCTCCATAGACACCATCCGTGTTGCTCTTAACCTCTACCGCCAAGTCGGGCTTGTTTACGAGGACGTAGACGGAACTCTCGTCTTGACTGACCACGACAACCTTGTTGGAAGTGAAACTGACTGGGCAAGCCAAAAGCGAAACCAACAGCAAAAGCAAATTCAAAAGGGGCGGGCCCAGACTTCTTCCGCTCTAAGCAGTGGAAACGAGGTGGAAACTGGTGTGGAAATTTTCCACACAGATATTAGAGATAAGAGATTAGATATTAGAGATAAGAGTTTAGATACAAGAAATAACGAGAAAAAGGCTGACGCCTTTTCCGAATTGGCCGGTGATGACACCGAATTACTCGATACCCTGAAAGACTTCGAGAAGATGCGCAAAAGCATCAAGAAGCCAATGACGGACAGAGCAAAGCGGATGCTCGTCAACAAACTGCAAAAGGACTTCCAGCCTTCCATCTGGGTAGCGGTCCTGGAGCAAAGCATCAAGAATTGCTGGTTGGATGTCTATCCGCTGAAAGAGCATCGGGACGCAGCGCAGCGGAGTAGTGCCGTTGACGACCTTCGAGCGGTACACGCCATGTTTGAAGCGGAGGAAGATGTATGACCAACAAAGAAATGTCAGAACTCTTTTCCGTGATGATGCTGGCCTATCCGCGGGCTGAGATGTTCAAGGGCGGCGTTGGGACGCTGAAACCAACGATCGAGCTGTGGGCGGCTTGTTTGCCGGATGTGGATTTCTGGACTGGCCAGCAGGCAATCAGGCGCATTTGCCGCGAGAGTAAATTTCCCCCGACAATCGCTGAGTTCCGGGCCGCGGCCGAAGATGTACACAGAGGCATCGACTCCACCATCGGGCGGTATATCAATGATATCCGCACGGCGGATGCGATTGAGGGCGTTGATGCCTACTACGCAAGCCTGCCGGAGGGCAGCCCCATCAAGGCTACGATCGACCGCATGGGCGGCACACCAGCGCTTTCTACCACCTACACACACAACGGAATGCAATGCTCCAAATGGAACTGGCCCGAATTTGCCGCCGCCTATAAGAGCCTGATCCGCAGCGGCAACGCAATCGAAGGCCAAAAGGCAAAGGCGCTGGAAGCGCCAAGAAAGGATAACTGCAAATGACAGTAAAAGATAAGCGTAAGCTTTGCGCCATCGTCTCCATCATCGGGCTGATCATGCTCTACGGCACCGTTGGAGGAATTGAGTGCGATACGATCTCCCTCGGCAAGGGAACAATCCGCATGGTCATCTATCTCGCGATGTTCATCGGCGGCGCCTATAAGGGCGGCTTCCTTCGATGAGGGTACATATCACCGTTCCGGGCGAACTTAAAGGCAAGGAGCGCCCACGATACAGCGGCAAAAGCAGAACCATCTACACCCCGAATGCTACCCTCAAATACGAGAAGATGGTTGCAACGGTATTCAAGGCAGAGTGCCATGGATTCAAGTTCCCGGAGGGCGAACCGCTGGACATGCGGATATTGGCGTATCTCCCTGTGCCGCAGTCAGATGATGCGGCAACGCGGATGAAGAAGCTAAGCGGCGAAATACGGCCTACCAAGAAGCCAGACTGGGACAATATCGGCAAGATCATCGCTGATGCCCTGAACGGAGTAGCGTACCACGATGATGCGCAGGTCGTAGATGCACAGACTCGCAAGTTTTATTCGGACAATCCCCGCGTGGAGATTATCATCCAGAACATTCAGAAAGGACAGACAAAATGAGCAAAATGGAACTTTCCCTCGACAGCGAGGCTTTCAACGGATTCAAGTCGGATTTCCGGCAGCTGCTCAACAGCACCCTGAACACCATGCAGCAGAAGGATGTTGAAACGGCTTCTATCACGGCCAAGTTTGAAATCAGCTTGCAGCCGTGCGCAAATCCGAACCTGGGCGACCCTGACAGCGTGGAGGAGCGGGAGATCATCATGCCGATGTTCAAGCACAAAGTCACCACATCGATGCACCTCAAGGCCGAAAAGGCTGGATTCCTCGGCGGCTCGGATTATGAGTTGCTGTGGGATAGGGTTTCCGGCAACTACGTCATGGTTCCGATTGCGGACAACCAGTCATCGCTGTTCGATGACAATTACGACTACGAGGAGGCGGGCGAATGATTGATGACAAGCTGAAAATCATCCTGCTGGAGTATGCGCATGGCCAGCTGATGCAGGATCTCATCTTTGCGCTGGCTCACCCCATGGAGTGCTGCAAGGTCTGCAAGTTCCGTGATGCAGACTGTTCACGCAGCGGCCAGAACTGCAAGCCGGAATGGAGGGGCACTCATGAAGAATGAGCCGCGCTACATCTGCGTCATGGGCGGGTGCAAAGATGCGAAAACCAACCAGACGGGATGCCGCCGCTGCGGTTTTGAGCTTCAGGAGGAGAAGCGCCGCAAGGCGCTCCCTCTCATCCGCGGCGAAGATGGCCTGTTCCGGAAGCACGTAGGGACTCAGCCGGAAGCGGACTGCAAGAGCGATGAATAAATGTTGCTGGCGTTGCGGCAGAAATGGTGCAGCAGATCCACTCGACCGACATCACCTGTTTGAGGGAGCATACAGGCAAAAATCAGAAAAATACGGCCTTGTTGTTTACCTCTGCCACAACAGGTGCCACATATTCGGAGAAGAAGCCGCGCACAACAACGCCGCCACTATGCTGGCTCTGCACCAGTACGGCCAGCGCATCGCAATGCAGCGATTTGGCTGGACGACAGACGACTTCCGGCGGGAGTTCGGAAAAAATTACTTGGAGGAATGACTATGCATGAAATTTTACAGAACGGCCAGATGGTATATCTGCCCGTAAGTGAACTTTTCCCTCACCCGGATAACCCTCGCAAGGACAATGGAGACCTGACTGAACTGGCCGAAAGTATCAAGGCCAACGGAGTCCTCCAGAATCTGACGGTTGTGCCGAGGCAGAGGGACATGACCGACGATGAATATCGTGCTGCGTGTGAGGAATATCGGGCAAATCCCACCGAGGAAAGCCAGCGCGAAGTAAATCGGCACACCGTCCAAGACGGCTATACCGTCATCATCGGCCACCGCCGCCTTGCGGCCGCAAAACTGGCCAGGCTGGAAGAACTGCCCTGCGTCATTATGGACATGACGGAGAAGGAGCAGATTCAGACGATGCTGGTGGAAAACATGCAGCGATCTGACCTGACGGTCTACGAGGAAGCCCAGGGATTCCAAATGATGCTTGATCTCGGTGAAACGGTTGAGACCATTGCCGAGAAAGCCGGCTTCTCTCAGTCCACAGTGCGCCGCCGCGTGAAACTGCTGGATCTGGATAAGGACAAATTCAAGCGGGCAGAAAGCCGAGGGGCAACCCTTGAGGATTATGCGGCATTGGACAAGCTCAAGGATTCGGATGCCAAGAATCAGGTTCTCGACAGCATCGGAACCGCAAATTTCCCAAATGAGCTGAAAAAGGCGGTCGAGCGGCAGAAGGTACAAGAGCGTATGGCCGAATGGCTTGAGATTATCAAGACCTTTGCAACAGAGAATCCCGATTGCAGCTATGACAAGTACAAGTATATCTGCAACTATGGATACTGGAACATGGCCAATGAGGTTAAGATTCCCGATGACGCTGACAAAGTCGCTTATTACTACAAAGTAAGCGAACGCCAGATTGACATCTACTGCGACAAAGACGATGCCCGTGAGGATGAAGAACGTGCACGGGCAGAGGCGGAGCGCCGCCGGTCTGAGGAAATCCGCAGAGAGTTCGAGGATATCACCGATTGCCATTTCGAGCTGAGACAGGAGTTCGTGCGCGGCCTGAGTAATGCCAAATGCAAAAAGGCCATCAAGGAAATCTCCATCTTTGCAACGCGCGTTTTCTGGCAGATGTCTGAGGGCGGCTATAGCGGACCGAAAATTGATCTTGACCTCTGCGCATACTGCCTGAATATCAACCTTCCGAAGGACATCGACGATCAGCTTGACCAAGGCGGTATGGAGCTTAGCGACATTGTAGGCTTTACATCGGCGGCGGAAGCATCCCCCGAAAAGCTGATGTTCTGCCTGGCATACTCTGCCGCAGACAAGTCCAGCCTCGGCTACTGGACAGCCAGATGGGAAAACGGCGGCTATAAGTACGGACACAAGGATAACGACCAGCTCACCACTATCTACGAACTGCTGGAAGTCCTCGGATATGAGATGTCCGACGAAGAGACGCTTATGCGCACCGGGTTCGCAGATATCTTCGAGCGCTACTGTGGTGACGAGAAACCGGCCATGGAAAGTACCGGTCTGGAAGACAAGTCTGATGACGATTTTGATGCGGCACTCAGAGATCAGCTCAAGGGAGAAATCGGTGACGATGATGGAGTATAAGGAGTTCCTGGAACATAAGGCACAGGTTGTTCCGTGCTCTGGGTTCACATTTGAAAAGGCTGAAATGAATCCGAAGCTATTCGACTGGCAGAAGGATATTGTTTCTTGGGCGCTGCGAAAGGGAAAAGCCGCTCTCTTTGAGGACTGCGGCCTTGGGAAGACGGTGCAGCAACTCGAATGGAGCCGTATCGTCGCAGAGCACACCGGCCGACCAGCGCTGATCCTCGCACCGCTGGCAGTCTCACGTCAGACACGAAATGAAGGCCACAAGTTCGGATACGAGGTAACTATCTGCCGGAGTCAGAAAGACGTAAAGCCCGGAATCAACATCACGAACTACGAGATGCTTGAGCATTTCGACCTGTCCGCATTCGGCGGTGTGGCGCTTGATGAGAGCTCAATTCTGAAACAGTACAGCGGAAAGCTGCGGACGCAGATTATTGAGGCATGCAGAGGGACGGCATATAAACTGTCCTGCACGGCAACACCAGCCCCCAATGATTATATGGAGCTTGGAAATCAGGCCGAATTTCTCGGCGTGATGACGCGCTCTGAGATGCTGGCCACATTCTTTGTTCACGACGGGGGACAGACAAGCAAATGGCGGCTTAAAGGTCATGCGCAGGATGACTTCTGGGAATGGCTTGCCGGTTGGGCGGTTGTGCTTACATCCCCTGCCGACCTCGGATACAGTGACGAGGGATACACACTGCCGCAGCTGAACATCAAGTATGTTGAGGTTCCCTCAGAATTGCCGATGGCTACGACACTTTCTGAACGTAGGGATGCGCGCAGGAAAAGTCTTGATGACAGGTGCGCAGCAGCGGCAAGTCTCATTGACAGCGACCCAAATGCGCAGTGGCTCATGTGGTGCGACCTGAACGACGAGGGCGAAAAGCTGAGGGATTTGGTACACGGTGCGCGTGAGGTTCGCGGATCTGACACAGCGGAACGAAAGGATCTTCGGCTTACCGCCTTTTCCGAGGGGCTGCTGCGCAGGCTTGTCACAAAGCCCAGCATTGCCGGATTCGGGCTGAACTGGCAAAAGTGCCACAACATGATATTCATCGGCCTGTCTGATAGCTACGAAATGCTTTACCAAGCAATTCGACGCTGCTGGCGGTTTGGGCAGCGCGATCCGGTCAACGTTTACATTGTGATATCGCAGGCCGAGGGCGCGGTGCGCGAGAATATCGAGTGGAAGGATGCCCAATGCAAAGCGATGATTGCCGAAATGGTGAAGCACACGAAGGACATTCTTTCCGCAGAAATCAAGGCTACCATCCGCATGACGGAGGCATATGAGCCAACCATCGAAATGAAAATCCCCACATGGCTGATTGAAGGAGGTTATGCAGCATGAAGGTTCTCGACCAGAGAAGTGGGCGGAACTGGGTGCTTTATAACGGGGATTCATGCGAGGTTCTCGCGGGAATCCCGACAGACAGCATCCACTATTCCATCACATCCATTCCGTTTGCGTCGCTCTATACATACTCGAACAGCGACCGCGATCTCGGCAATAGCCGGAGCTACAGCGAGTTTGAGGAACACTACCAGTACCTCGGCCGCGAATGGTACAGGGTAATGATGCCGGGGCGCCTTGTATCGATTCACTGCATGAATCTTCCGGCTATGAAGGAACGGGACGGATTCATTGGCGTGAAGGACTTTCGCGGTGACGTGATCCGGTGGATGCAGGCCTGCGGATTTATCTTCCATAGTGAGGTCTGCATCTGGAAGAATCCTGTTGTGGAGATGCAGCGCACAAAGGCGCTCGGTCTGCTGCACAAGCAGATTCGCAAGGACAGCGCAATGAGCCGCATGGGCATTCCGGATTACATCGTTACATTCCGAAAGCCCGGAGCTAATCCAGAGCCGTTGCAACACGCGCATGAGGATTATCCAGTTGACCACTGGCAGCAGGTGGCATCTCCGGTTTGGGATGAGTATCCAGCGCCTGTCTGGTGGGACATCAACCAGAGCGCCACGCTCCAGCGCAAGAGCGCACGGTCTGACAAGGATGAAAAGCACATCTGCCCGCTCCAGCTACCAGTGATTGAGCGCTGCGTGGAGCTGTGGAGCAAACCGAACGAGATTGTGCTTGATCCGTTCGATGGCATCGGTTCGACCGGTTATCAGGCCATTAAGATGGGTCGCCGTCATGTTGGCGTTGAGCTGAAAGAAAGCTATTTTCTTCAGGCGGTGCGCAATCTTGAATCTGCGGAATCGGAGGAGGTATCACAGACATGACCTGCGATGACATTGTGAAGTCCCTGAGAGAGGAATGCGAAACGTGCAGCGAAAACAGCGTTTGCCGGAATGGTGTGAACCTCGCAGGGCTGTACTGTGCAAACAGCGATGCCGCTGATCTGATCGAGAACCAGCAAAACCACATCCGCGCATTGCTGCAAGCCAATGACGCGTTGCGGCCTGCATGGATTCCGGTGACGGAGCGGCTGCCGGAAGATCGTAGCGATGTTCTCGTCGTCGCATACTGGCACGAAAAATGGGGTGTCTATATGGGGTGGTGCGCTCCTGAAAGGGCAGCGTGGAGTGTTCATATAGGGATTGGAGATAGAAACGATATTACAGTTACCCATTGGATGCCCCTGCCTAAGACGCCGAAGGAGGATTGAAATGTGTCCGTATAGTCATGGTAGGTGCAATGCTCCCGATACAATGTGCATTCACTGGATGGGGACATTTTGCGAGCTTGATGCGGAGGTGAATCAAAATGGCAATTAAGAATTACACCAGCGGCGTGGACATCTACGCGAGCCTCGGCGAGATTCAGAGATCGCTCGCCCGCGCTGGTGCGACAAAAATCATGGTGGACTACGAATCCGGAAAGCCTACAGCGGTCACGTTCGCCATTGAGACTGCGGCTGGCGCGAGGGGCTTCCGGCTCCCCGCGGCCGTGGATGGGACACTGCGGGTGTTCGCAGCGCAGAAAGTCAAGGCAGACCGTGCGCAGGCCGAAAGAACGGCATGGCGGAACCTCCGCGACTGGGTGCTGGCGCAGCTTGCGCTTGTGGAATCCTGCGACGTGGCCGTTGACGAAGTGTTCTTCCCGTATCTCACCGACAGAAATGGCAGGACGTGCTATCAGGCGTATGCGACGGGGCAGCTCATGCTGGAGGGCACAAATGAATGAATCTAAGACGGAAGGAGAATAAAGGATGACAATCAGAGAATTTGCTGCAAAGCTTGACGGTCGGCAGTACGGTAATGAGATGAGCAATGAGGAAGAAAAACTCGCGAAGGAGCAGAATTTCCTTGTGGTATTCGGCGCGTCCGACGACCTTGCAGAACTGAGAGGTGCAATAGACGATGAATGCGGCTGCTTCAACGGCGGGGAACTCAAGCTCGAAAACGGGCATTGTCCGCCAATCAAGGCCGTATGGTGCCCAAGAGACAGAGAATGCGCATGGGCATACGAGACTGAACTGCCCCATGCTGAATTCAGAGTCATGGAGAACGCCGAAGTATATTGCTATGGAATCGTGTGTGATCTAAGCGAAAAAAGAAACGCACATACAAATATGACAATTGCCCCCAACTGCGGGGCGGGAATGAACGGTGAAAGCAATGGCAAGGCTGATTGACGCGGATATAGCATTAGAAAATATCGACGAATGGCTTGACACAGTTGGAACGGCGCTGATTGGCCGGGGGCTTTCATATTACGCGGAACTGCAAGGCTGCATAGAGGACGCGCCCACGGTTGACGCTGTTCCCGTGGTACGCTGCGAGGACTGCGAATACGCTGAACGGTATGAGCGTTTAGATGGTGAATCAGGCTATTATTGCGGACACCCGCAAAGCAACTTCACCTATGGCGAACGCTGGGATTGCATATACAAGCCGGTAAAAGAGGCAAACGACTTTTGCAGCTATGGAGAAAGAAAGGGCGGAGGTGACACATGATACATTGGCTATGGGTGCTCGCGGCGTTTATCTTCGGCGGCTCGCTTGGCACCTTGATAATGGCCGTTATCATTGGCGGCAGCATGGCTGATGATATCAGGCGAACCGGCGATGATAGCAAGGAGGACGACAATGCTGAAAATTGTGATCCACGCTGATATCCCGGACAGCCAGATTATCGGCGTGAAAGAGTTGATTGCTCAGACGCTTGAGCACTTAGGGAATATGCGAGTTATTTCGGTCGAGAAGATGGCTTCTGAAAATAGGCAGATGCATATGGCCGGATTTGACCGCAGAGAATCACAAAGGAGGTAAATGTGGCAAAAGCAGAAATGGGGATCTGTCTCAGAAGTTGCGTCGAGTGTCGTGTGCAAAACGTAGGCGCGGCGCTCGTTGATATGCTTTCGTGGGACCCTAACAGAGTGAATTTTATGCTCGCGTATGACCGCGAGCGCGACGTCCTCATCGTGGATGAGACGATGCTGATGAATGCCATATCGATGGTAAACCCCGCGCAGAGGCCCAGGAAACTGGAACTTGGAAATGTGGAAATGCGAAGGAAGGAGATCAAATCGCGTGAAAATAATGCTTGAACCGTGGGCCATCATGCCCACGCGAGCGCACGAGACTGATGCGGGGCTTGATTTATATGCCCCTGAAAAGCAGATTGTCCCGGCGCGAGAGAGCGCAGTGTTTGATACCGGCGTACATATCCAGTTGCCGGAGAACACCGTGGGAATGCTCAAAAGTAAGAGCGGTCTGAACGTGAAGCATGAGCTGACCAGCGAGGGCGTGATTGATGTTGGATACACCGGCAGCATCACCGTCAAGCTCTACAACAACAGCGGCACGGACTATACCGTAGAGCGCGGCGATAAGATATCCCAGTTGGTCATTCTCCCGATCGTTGTGCCAAGTCTTGAGGTCGTGACCAGTCTGGAAGAGACAGCACGCGGCAACGGCGGCTTTGGTAGCACCGGCAGATAGGCGGCGCATCATGAGCGACAAGAAAGACAAGGACTACATCATCCGGCTTGCTGCCGAAATTGGAGCCAAGACAGCCCTCAAGCAGTTTGACGCGGCAGTCAGCAAATCTAAGAGCGAACGTGCAGACCGGAGACTCCGCAACACGCGGCTGCTCCTGCGCAACTATCGTATGTTCAAAGCCCACGCAGAGAATGCCGTGTATTCTGCCCAGGACATTGACGAAGATGCCTACGACATCATCGACCTGATGTCTGACCGGTGGCAGGACAGCGATGCAATCGTGGAGAGCATAAAGCAGTCGATTGCACGGACGGTAACGATCGTCACCCACATCGACACCATGCTCCGGCTCTACGAGGTGTATTGCACACAGTCCGGCAGCGCCGAGGAAATCCGCCGATGGGATGTCATCTATGGCTTGTATATCAAAGACCCGCCTGCGACTGTCAAAGAGCTGGCCAATGACAACTTTGTCACGGAGCGCACGATCTACAGAGATATTGATAATGCCTGTGAACGCATTGCCGCCCTGATATTCGGCATCGACGGCATCCGCAAAAGCTGATGTCAGAAAGATGTCAGTGACAAGCCATTTCAAACGTGGTATTATATTACCTGTAAAATCTTAATCATAGCCTGAACTCCCGATTTTTGAGGCCTACGCCAAGGCCAACGAGAAAATCGGGAGTTTAATTTTGTGCGGAAGGAGGATATCAACTGCTCGCTCCTTAAATGATGCGGCACGGGCAAAGCCTGTGCTGACTTTAGGGAGGTTTATTTGTGTCAGTAAAAGATAAATTCAAGAAGAACCCTTCGATTTATTACGCCATGAGCATTGCCGCGACGTGGGCCGGTGTTGGTTCCCTGATGAACGGCATTACCATGGCGCAGGACTACGGCATTGTTCCGTTTATCATCTGGGCAATCGGAAACACCCTCGCATGCGTGGTTTTCGGAATCTTTGCCCCGATGATTCCGCGCTTGCGCGACATTATGCGCTCCAAGGTGATGCATTTTACTCTGGGCGTTATGAGCGTATTCCAGATTTGGTTGAGCATGAACGGCATTCAGGAGGCTTTCGCTGATACCGTCGCCGGAGGCAGATTGGGAATGTGGCTTGCCTATGGTATCGCCGCGTTCTTTCTGCTTTTGCTGCTGCGGTTCGGTATGATCCGCAACGTCCTAACTGATGGTGCGAGCTGGATTGCCGTATACGGTGTTGCAACGCTGCTGACAGTCTGTGCAATTATCTATTCGGGCGGGAACATGGTCCATCTGCCGATGGGCGCAGAACCGACCAATATCGCCGTAGGCGTTGATAAGGCCTTGCTGCTCGTTCCCGGTGCTTTCCTCTATCCGTACTTCTTTGAAATTCTCGACTACAACGATAAAAACGATGATGGAACGCATGGCGTAAATATTCGTCGAGCGTTCTGCATCGGCGGGCTGATGTTCGGCGTCTACTTGCTGTTTACATTCCTGCTTGCGTGGACAAATTATTCCCCGGTCCTGAATATCATTAAGGCCGTGCTGATCACCCTCATCGGAACGTCCACGCTGTCAAGCTTCCTCTACAGTGTGTATCTGACGTTTGGGAGGAAAGCCGGGCTTGCTATCAACTTGGCTGCTGTTGCAGGATGGCAGTTCCTTATCCCGCTCGGTGTCATGGGCGTCTGGACGCTTATGGCGCAAATCCGCATCTACATCGTTGCTGCAGCAATTATCGCCGCCATCGTTTGGCACTGTGTCAGCGGAAAGGCGGCGAAATCATGAAGCGGTATCTTGGACGAAAGCAGACGAGTACGCAAGCTGAATGGCTGTATGCCATCGAGCATATTGAGGAGCTGATTTCCGCTGATGAGGTCGAACAGATTGCGTCTGATACCGTGTTGGCCATCCGCATGAACACGCAAGGCAAAAAGGCGGCGTATGCATGGAGCGGCGGCAAAGACAGTATCGTGCTTGCTGATCTCTGCGAGGCCGCCGGTGTGAGAGCTGGCTACTTTGCATATTCCAGTCTTGATTATCCGGCGTTTATTGACTGGTGCATGAAGCACAAGCCGGAAGGTGTGATTCCGATGGACACCGGCTATGACCTCGACTGGCTGGCAAAGCATCAGGAACTCATTTTTGCAAAAGGCGATGCTGGGCAGCGATGGCATATCTTCAATCAGCGCAAGCCGTTCACCCGGATGATCTCCGAAAATTCACTTGATGTCCTGGTACTTGGACACCGGGTGATTGACGGGAATGTATGCGGGATTGACGGCTATATTCGTAAAAAGAGCGGCGAGGTAAGGTATAACCCGCTCAAAGACTGGCCGCATGAAGCCCTGCTGGGCTATATTCACTACCACCGATTGGAACTGCCGCCCATCTACCTGTGGAAAAATGGCTTTGTTAACGGTACTCATGCATGGCCGGAGCGAGACTTCTGTGATAGCCTGAACCAGGGCTATCGCGAGGTCTATGAAATCGACCCCAGCATCATTACTCGCGCGGCAGAGAAAATCCCATCTGCGCGTCGCTTCCTCGAAGTGGAGGTGGGCGCATGACGGTGATTCAGATTCCGATTTCCGAACTGCGAAAACCTGATCGCAACGTTCGGCTTCACAGTAATAAGCAGATTGCCGAGTTCAAACGCTCCGTAGAGATGTTTGGCCAGATCCGTCCTATCGTTGTCGATGAGAATAACGTCATTCTCGCCGGCAACGGCCTGTTTGAAGCACTCGCGGCGCTTGGCCGGGAAATGGCGGATTGTTATGTCGTTCACGGACTTACAGAGACGCAGAAGAAGAAACTGATGCTGGCAGACAATCGCATTTTCAGTCTCGGCGTCGATGACATGCAGGCTTTCGATGAAATTGTCGCAGAGCTGGGAAACGACTTCGACATTCCCGGTTATGATCCCGACCTGCTGAAAACCCTCACGATTGACCTCGGCGGCGCCGATGACCTCATGGCAGGGTACGGCGTTATTTCCGATGCCACAAAGGCAGAAATGCAAAGCGCGGCGGACGTATACGAGCGTGAAGAAGCGGAGTTTGCGGAGGGTGCGGTTGAGGTAACCCCGCAACGGCCAATTGCAACAACAGGAACGCCATCCAGCGCATTTTCTCCGCCTGGTAATATCGGAGTAGCCCAAACAAAAGAACCCTTGGAATCGCCCCCTGAGCCGCTGGAACGCCGTTTCATGATTTGCCCGAAGTGCGGTGAACGGATATGGCTGTAAGGAAAATATACGGCACCATGAATGTGGTCGAAGCCGCGCAGCGGAGAATCCTCAACGTCTTCGGAAATGGCGTCAAGGTGTACATATCATTTTCGGCCGGAAAGGACAGCTTGTGTATGGCCCATCTGGTCTATGAGCTGATCCTAAACGGGAAAATCAATCCGAAGCAGCTTGTGGTGCTGTTTATCGACGAAGAAGCGCTTTATGACAGCATGGAGCAAATGACACTCCGCTGGCGTAAGCGGTTCATTGCTGTTGGGGCAGAGTTCCGGTGGTACTGCCTGCCGGTTAAGCAAGTATCTATTCTGCATCATCTGCAAAACGATGAGAAGTGGATAACCTGGGAACCAGGCAAGGAAGATGTATGGGTCAGGCAGCCGCCGCCGTTCGCCATCCGCAGCAGTCCATATCTTGCGTATCCGGGCGAGATGAATTACCAGACGTTCTGCACCCTCATCACTAAGGATGGGATTCAGCTCATCGGCGTTCGCGCCTGCGAATCTGTACAGCGCATGCAATACATCGCCAGGGTATCCATGGAACGAGACAGCATCACGAAGAAAAACGCCGTCTATCCCATTTACGACTGGAAGGATTCCGATGTCTGGCTTTATATCAAGGAACACAATCTTGATTTCCCCGATGCCTACATCGACCTATATCGTCTTGGCAAGCCTCGCAACAAACTCCGCCTCTCGAATTTCTTCGCTGCGGAGACGGTTGCGGGGTTGCTTCATGTGGCGGAAACGGATCCAGAGCTATGGTCACGCATTGAGCGCAGAGAGCCGAATGCGTATATGGTCGTCCTGTATTGGGACAGTGAATTATTTAAGCGCAATACAAGGAACCGCACGAAGATGGAGGGCGCTACCGGCAAGAATTATAAATCTTTGCTGGAAAAGATGCTGTTTGCAGACTTCGACAAGGTATTCACCAATGCCGGCCGCGTCCGCATTGGGCGGGAATATCGAAAGTTCTTCATCAAGTATTCCGACCTTATGAAGCCCGGAGAGTTCCAGAAGATGCACGATGCGCTGATTGCCGGAGACCCAAAGCTCCGATCATTGCGTGCGCTGTATACCTCGGTATTCGGCGCATATGCGGACGAGGCCAGGAGTGACACCTCCAGAAAGAAGGAGGTGGAGATGTAATGGCAAGCGTTGATGTGTTTGCCCCGCTGGCATCGTTGCGGTGGGTCGATAGAGACAGGCTCAAGGCAAACGACTATAACCCGAACAAGGTATCGGAGGAGAACCTGAAGCTGTTAATGCAGTCCATAGAGACCAACGGATGGACGCTGCCCATTGTGGTGCGTCCGGACTACACGATCATTGACGGTTTCCATCGGTGGACGGTTGCCGGGCGTGAGCCTCTGCGGTCACGGCTTGGCGGCAAGGTGCCGGTGGTCATTGTAGATCACGAAGACGCCAACGATGATATCTTCGGTACGATCACGCACAACAGAGCCAGAGGTCAGCACCTGCTGGAGCCGATGAAAGCTATTGTTAAGCGCCTGATCGACGACGGGAAAAGCGTACAGGAGATCAGTAAGCAGCTGGGTATGAAACCGGAGGAGATATTCCGGCTCTCGGATTTTAGCCGCGATGATTTCCTTGCAATGATGACGGACGGCGTGACCGACTATAGTCGCGCCACGATATACAAGAAGGTTTAACGTGAGGAGGCTGATAGATGTGGACAGTGTTGAAAGAATCCCTGTCTATGTACGAATCAGGAAAGGCAAGACTGTCTGCATCTGTCATGCCGGCATGAAAGGATGCGATAGGAATTGTGCGCAGGATAAAGTGACCCGCGACAAATTCGACCAGTGGGAGAAAACCTTCCACAGAAACAGGTATGGGAAATAAAGGGCGACCCGGTTACCACGGGACGGAGACGCGCTCAGAAAAAAAGGACACCCTGAAAAAAAGAGGCTTCTATCAATGCCGGGCATGGAGACGTGTCCGGCTACTTGCATTGCAGCGTGATCACTATCTCTGCCAGGCGTGTCTCAAAAAAGGACGCATAACAAAGGCAACCGAGGTGCATCACGTTGTGCCGCTTGACTCCGATCCGACGCTTGGTCTTGAGCTTGGCAACCTGCAATCATTATGTTGGGATTGCCATGAGGAGACCAAGCACAGGCCGCGAGTTCAGTTCGCAGCCAGAATAATAAAGATAACAGACGGCAGTGATGGCGAGTGATGCATTCATATGATTCTGGGTGTACGTCTGGCGCCGCAGGTCTGCCGTATGGGGGCAGTACCCCCCTACCCGCAAGGTTGGGCTTGCCCCCGCTGTTAACCGCGCGCCCTTCTCCCTTCACACCGACAATCGCGGGTAACGGTTTTTTGGAAAGAGGTGCAGTATGGCAAAAGGGAAAAGCAGCACGGTCATAAAGGTTGACCTGAATGCACAGGCAAAGGAGATTCTTGAGCGGGCGACAGCAAAGGGCGTTGAACATAGCTTCATGTTCGTGACTACGTTCAAGAGATACCAGGAGTTAATCACGCATTTGCAGGAATTGCAAAAGGCCATCTCCACGGATGGGCTGCTCGTGACCAAGGAATATGTGAAGGGGCGAGCGAACATCTATGTGAATCCTGCCGTGAACGCTTATAACGCAACTGCTGCGGCGGCTGACCGAACGGCCCAGCTGTTGCTACGATGCATTGTGCAGCCGCTGAAAGACGAAAACGATGACAGCGGAGACGCATTTGACCTGTTTTGAGCGGGGGTGACGCGGCATGGTCAATCTCAGGGAGCTTCATGTCGCAAGCATTATTCAGACCTCCAAGGCGTTTCAGTTCGCCGTTGATGTGCTCGATGGGAAGATCGTATCCGGCAAGCGCCGAAAGCAAGCGTGTCAACGTTTTATTGATGAGTTGGAGCGATCTGCGACAGACCCAACATATCCATGGGAGTTCAACATTGAAAAAGCCTACCGCCCGATAGAGTTTATCGAGCGGTTTTTGACGCCCACGAAAGGCGCTTACAGCCGGATGGAGCTGCTGCCGTGGCAGCACTTTATTGAGGCCAATATGTATGGATGGGTGTCCAGAAAGACGGGATACCGCAGATTTCGCGAAGCCATTATCATCGTCGGACAGGGCAACGGGAAATCCACCATGATAGCCGGAAATGCGGCCTATGGCCTGACAAAAGACGGCGAACGCGGAGCGGAGATATACTGCTTGGCCAACTCGCGCGAACAGGCGCGTATTATTTTTGGCGAGTGCTCTGCACAGGTGCAGGGGTCTAAAATCCTTGCAAAGCATGTCAAGGTTACGCGGGATGGTATGTACTACGGCAACAGCAAGTTTGAACCGTTGGCATCAGATAGCAAAAATCTGGACGGCAGGAACGTACATATCGGCGTGTTCGACGAAATCCATGAATTCCGCGATTATAAGCTTATCAACGTCATCAAGGGCAAACTGAAAAAGAGAAAGCAGCCCTTGATTATCTATATTACGACGCTGGGAACGGTCATCGACGGCCCGCTGATGGACTTCTACGTCCTCGGAGGGCAAATCCTCGACAATACCGGCGCGATTGCGCAGCGTGCGGCAGACCGCACGTTCGTGTATATCGATGAGATTGACGAGGACGATGATCCCGCCGACTCCTCGTGCTGGGGCAAGGCCAATCCGTCATTGGGCGCCCTGCTGGATATCGAAGACCTCAAGGACGAATGGGAGCGTGTGAGAACCATACCCGCAGAACGCTCCAACTTCATCAACAAACAGTTGAATGTTTTCACTCAGGTTGACGAGCTGAGTTTCTTGGACATCAAGACCATCCGCAAGAACAACCGCGAGTATGACATTGAAAAGCTGCGTGGAGAGCTTTGCTATGGTGGATTCGACCTTGCAGAAACGGAGGACTTCACATCGGCATGTCTTGAATTTCCGCTGGCCGGAAATGATTTTTTCCTGCTGGAGCATTCATGGGTGCCCGAGAAAAAGGTTCAGCGTGACCACGAAAAGCTTGATTGGCAGACGTTGGTTGACAGTGGATGGCTGACCATTGTTCCGGGCGAATACGTTGATTACAACTTCGTTTATCAGTGGTTTTGCGATATGCGGAAGCTGTACCGCATCGACAGCATCGGGTACGATCCGGCAAAGGCGTTTATGCTGGTGCAGAAAATGAAAGAAACCGGATTTATCATGAATGATGTCCGGCAGGGCGAATTGACGCTAACAGCGCCTATGGACAACCTCAAGGAGCGATTCTTGGACGGCAATATAATCCACAATAACAATCGGATGTTTAACTGGTATCTGGGCAACGTGAAGCTCACAAAACGCTCTGCAAATGCCACTTATTTACCAACAAGGCAGTCAAAATACAGAAAAATCGATGGTTTTGCCGCTTTTTTGGATGCGCACACGGAATATTTACGGAAACATCCGCTATATATACCGGCTGATAAGCAACTGACGACAGTAATCAATCTTAACAACTTGAAGGGATGATGTTAATGGGATTCATCGCAAAAATGAAGGAGCGCCGCCGACAGCGGATCATAAAGGCCGCCATCGCAGAGGGGCTCACCGTTCCGAGCCAAAGCGTGATGCGCGGGTCATGGCTTCCGCATTGGCTGCGCGGAGATTACACACTCCGTAACAGTGAATTGCTGTTCGCGGCTGTATCGCGCATATCAAACTCGCTGTCTGCCATGCCGGTGCAGCTGTATAAAGGCTCTACGCCCCTCAATAATGACCTGAACGATATCATTTCGTTCAGTCCAAACCCCAACATGACGAGCTGCCAGTTTTTCAAGACTATGGAGGCTTGCCGTGATACGTCCGGCAACGCATACGCCTTGAAAATCCTGAACGGCAAGGGAACGCTGGAGCGCATCGATGTAATTGACCCAGCCCGCGTGAGGCCGGTGCTGGAGGAAAAATCTCATGAGCTCTGGTACAAGATTACGCCAGAGAAAGGGACTGAGTTCTACGTTCACAATTACTATGTGATCCACGTTCCATTCATCTCCACAAACGGGTATTCAGGCGTGAATCCGGTCTCTGTGCTATACGATACGCTCAATTACGCAGACAACATCCAATCATTCAATGTCCGGATGATCGAACAGGGCGTAAACGCCGCCATTGTGCTGGAAGCCCCCGCAAACCTAGGCGAGACGCAGAAAAAGGAAATGGTTGAATCCTTCATGTCGACCTACCGAGAGACCTCCGGCAATATTCTGCTGCTCGAATCTGGCGTGACCGCGAAGAGCATGAACCTGTCCCCGGTTGACAGCAAACTGTTCGAGGTCGAGAAAATCACCCGTTCCAAGGTTGCTATGGTCTACAATATCCCCCCGCACATGCTGGGCGATTATTCTGACACATCATACACGTCGCAGGAGCAGCAGATGCTTGAATTTTTGATGCTGACGATGCTCCCCATTGTGACCGCCTACGAGCAGGAGCTCAACCGCAAGCTGCTCACGCGTACACAACGCAAGAAGGGGTATCATTTCAAGTTCGATATGGACGCCATCCTTCGTGCGGACGCTGCCACGCAGGCTGAGGTGGACTATAAGGCGGTACGTTCGGCGTGGAAAACGCCGGACGAAATCCGCATTGCGCGGAATATGCCGCCGCTGCCGAACGGAATCGGTAAAAAGGCTATGATATCGCAGGATCTGGCGACGCTTGAATACACCGTCAACACGAAGCCGGATGTCCTATCAGGAGGCAAAGCCCCGACACCGCCAGATGATTCGGAAGAGCCGCCGGACGAATAATGCTCGCAACCACGCTGAAAGGCGTGGATTTTTTATTGCATGCCGCCTTTGCGAGGGCGGCAACCCTGTGAGGAAGGAGGAAACGGATGGAACGTATCGACAAATTCAAGGGGCTCAGTGTCAAAAAGGCGGACGCTACTGCGGACATTGATCTCATCAATCAGTACGCAGTAAAGGAGCTTGCCCCGGAAGATGTGTATTGCTTCTCACTTGTACTTTGCGACAACGATGTAGACCGCGACACGGAACGATTCACCGAAAAGACGCTTGATCAGCTTGCCAAGCTGTTTGTTGGCAAGACCGGCATCAGTGATCATCGGTGGAGCGCGGAACGGCAGATTGCGCGGATCTATCACACCGAAGTCGTTGAGGCGGGCGGGAAAAATGCACTGGGAATGCCGCTGAAGCAGTTGAGGGCGAGCGCCTATATGGTGCGCAATGAAACGAACCAGCCCATCATTGACGCAATTGATGCCGGAATCACGAAGGAAATCTCCATCGGGTGCGCAACCAAGGCATGCAACTGCTCCATTTGCAAAAAGCCGCAGCGCCTGAACTGGAGTTCGTGGACGTATCAGTGCGAGACCGGACACATCAAGGGTGAGACATACGCCGAGGGTTTGTGTTGCGGCGAGCTTGAGGATGCCACGGATGCCTATGAATTCTCCTTTGTCGCTGTCCCGGCACAGAAGGGCGCTGGCGTCACCAAGAGCATCGGCAACATTGATGATGCGCTTGAGGCGCTTATGGACGCAGACCTGAGTAGCTACGGGACGAAAATCAAGGCATTGATGCCGCGTATGCAGGCGGCATTGACAGCTGATGCGGAACGCGCCGAAAGGGCTGCGTTTATCAAATCTGCAGAAAAATATCGCGCGTAAGCGCAGGAAAGGAAGTTATTTATGACCCTGTTTGAAATGAAAGAGAAGCTGTTTGCGCTGAAAAATGAGCGCAAGTCCATTGCGGACTGGATCGCGGAGAAAGCCGCTGACCCCAATACCCCGATGGACGACATCAAGGCCAAGAACACGAAGATGGAGGAGCTGACCTCCCGCATCGACATTCTGCAGAAGGCCCACGACGATGAGGAGGAATCCCAGCGCAAGGCTCTGGCCATGCAGAACGGCGGCGGCGCCAACATGACCGAGAAGGATGTGCGCACCAAGGCCAAGGCTGATTTTTACCGCGCTGCGCTGAGCGGCGGCGATGTGAAGAAGGCCTATGAGGGTCTGGGTGCTATGCCCGCGTCTAACGCCGATCTGGGCTACGGCGAGAACCTGCTGCCTACCAATGTCAGCTCCGAACTGCTCACCGAGCCCGTCGAGGACAACTCCCTGCGCCAGATCGAGCCTGTCTCCCAGATCACCGGCCTTGAGGAGCCCTGCCTGCTCTTCACCATTGAGGATGCTGATCTCGCCGACGTGACCGACAAGGAGACCGCCAAGGAGATCGAACTCAAGGGCGACACCATCACTTATGGCCGCTTCAAGACCAAGATTCTGGCCACCGTGAAGGACACCGTGCTGCACGGCACCGACGCCGATCTGGTGGCAACCATCGAGAACGCACTCCGCTCCGGCGTTGCAATCAAGGAGAAGATGCGCGCATTCGCTCCCGCATCCGGCACCGGTGCCTATGATGCCACCCACAAGCATATGTCCTTCTACGCTGTCGGTTCCGACGGCAACACGGAGATCAAGACCATTGAGGGCAGCGACATCATCGATGCCATTATCAATGCGTGGGCCGATCTGCCTGAGGCGTTCGCCGCCAACGCCCGCTGCGTGATGCGCAAGCAGGACTACTACGCCGCCATCCGCGTTCTGGCGAACTCCAGCAATGACCTTTGGGGCAAGAAGCCCGAAGACGTCATCGGCATTCCTGTGATCTTCAACGATCGCGCCGTGACTCCCGTCGTCGGTGACTTCCGCTATTCCAAGCAGAACTACGATATCGGCACGATCTTCGAGACCGACAAGGACGGCAAGAAGGGCGAGTATTACTTCATCCTCACCGCCTGGGGCGACCACCAGATCAAGTTGAAATCCGCATTCCGCCTGGCAAAGGTGAAGTCGGACCCTTGAGCGCGAACCTCTCGGGGCTGACGATTGGTTCGCTGACCCTGTCTCCGGCCTTTGATGAGGCCACGGAGACTTATACAGCCACGACCACCAACGCAAGCAATAAAGTAACCGCCACCGCGAAGGATAGCAAGGCAACCATCGAAATCAAGAATGGCGAAACTGCTGTTAACAACGGTGAGGCTGCGACTTGGACTGAAGGTGAGAACGTCCTGACCGTCAAGGTCACCAACGGGAGCGCCAGCAAGACCTACACGGTCACCGTCACCAAGTCCTGAGGTGCGGCATGGCGGTAACAACTGATAAGCTCAAGGACTATCTCCGCTTGCCGCCCGATTCGACCGAAGATCTGACCGGATACCTCGCCGCCGCAAAGGCGAAAGCCCAGGCGGCGGGTATTCCGGACTTTCAGAACAACGCGCACTATGATCTTTTCATTCTGTCCCTTGCATGCATGTACTATGAGAACCGCGGCATGGCTTTCTCTGGATCGTACCAGGCCACAGCGGAGGAAAACGCCCGCAAACTGGTAAACAGTTTTGTGTTGGAACTCCGATACGCCAAGGACGGCACGGTAGAGGATGGTGATGGCGGTTGAGCAAGAGTGCAAACGCCGGAGAACTCCGAACGCCTGTTTACTTCAAGAAGATCCAGCGCGTAACTGACGCGGACGGCTACCCGTCCGAGCAGGAGATCAATGTGTTTGGTGAGGACAAATATGTCCTTACCAAATGGGTCAATGCGCACGGTTCTGAGGTATTTACGGCTATGCAGCTCCAGATTCGCGAGCCTGCTACCATCACCACGCGATACTCGGCGCTCATCGACGAAAAGTGTATCGTCTACAAGGGCAGTGATTCGCAGCCTTATGAGATTATTTCAATCGACGACGTTGAGGAGCGGCACATCTGGCTTGAGATCAAAGTGCAGCGAAAGGAGGCAGCGCGATGACGATAGATAAAAGAATCCGCGACGCGCTGCTTCCCTTCGGTGATCCGGTGGAAAACGAAGTATACCAAGGAGAATCGGAACGCTATTACACGTTCAACTGTTCAGCACTTGGCACAGATTACGCAGACGATGCACCACAGCACGAGAGATGTCTTGTGCAGGTGCATTTTTTTGCGCCGCTGAGCGAGAACATCACGGCTCGGAAGCGGGCCACGAAAGAGGCACTGTTCCAAGCTGGATTCACATGGCCAGAGACGCAACCCGCCAGTGATGAAGATGGCCGACACATTGTGTTTGAGTGCGAGATTGCCGAAGGAGTTGATATTGATGGCGACGTTTGACGCAAGCGATATCGATAAGTACGCATTTGATTTTGAGGAGCTTGCCAGCATCCCGGATAGCGTTGTGACAGACATGCTCATGGCCGAAGGCGAAATCATCAAGAAAGCGCAGTCAGACTCAGCGAAAGCCATGCTGCAAGGCCCGTACAGCAAGGGCGCAGTTGCGGCCGCTCCAAGGTTGGGCAAAGTCAAGAAAACGCAGGACGGGAAATCAATATACGTCACGTTCGGCGGCAAGCAACATGGATCAAGGCTTGCTGAAATTGCATTTCTCAATGAATTCGGCAAGCACAATCAGGCGGCAAGGCCGTTCATCCGCGAGGCGAATGAAAACCATGCGGATAGAGCGGTTGACGCTGCCAAAAAAATCTACGATCAATATTTGGCCCGAAAGGGCTTCTAAGAAAGGATGATTTACAATGGCAGAATTCGGTGCTAACTACCCCTGCTTTTGCGCGGATTCCAAAGAGGCCGGTGTTGTGCTGGGCAAGCTTGTCTCGGCCAATCTGACGGTTAACCTCGCTTCTGGCGAAATTTACGCCGACGACGGTCTGGCCGAGCAGCTCTCTGAGTTCGCATCCGGCACCATCGCAATGGAAACCGACGACATGACCGATGATAACGCCGCCGAAGTCTACGGCTGCACGGTATCCGAGAAGGTTGTCACCTATAACAAGGGCGACTCTGCGCCGCGCGGTGTCCTTGGTTATTACAAGGTGCTCATGCGGAATGGCGTGAAGTATTACAAGGCGTTCTTCTATCCCCGCGTCCGCGCCGCCCTTGGCAACGACAACGCGCAGACGCGCGGTTCCAGCATCACCTTCAGTTCCGTCGCCACCACGTTCACCGTTTTCGCTGACGATGCAGGCGATTGGCGCAAGACTCAGACATTCAGCACTGCCACGGAGGCCAAGGCGTGGATCAACACCAACTGCAAAATTGCGGCCGAGCCGCCTCAGGGTAGCTAATGTAACGGCGCTATAACGGCGGGAACCATGCGGGGTATATGTGAGTAACCCCGCATGGTTTGCTTGCCGTGCACGGGCGTTGCAACGCCCCAGAACGATAAAAGGGAGAATCACTATGGATAAGATGGTAACCGCCGTCATTGCCGGTACTGAGCGCCAGCTGAATTATTCGGTTGAGGTCATGTTTGATACTGCGGAGAAATTCGGCGATATCCAGTCGGCGCTGGACATCGTCATCGCGGACAGCGTAGACGGATTCGAGGCCGTTAAATGGTTTGCTATCCGCATGGCCAACGATGCGGAACTGTGCCGCCGGGATGCAGGATACGACCCGCAGCCAATGCTGCACGATTCAGATATCACGCGCCGCATTAGGCCAGTCGATCTTGAGGATTTGCGCAGCGCCGTCGTCGATGCAATCCGCCTTGGGTATCAGCGGGAAGTTGTAAATGAAAACGAAGAACAAGACCTCGGTCTTGAGGAGTTGCAGGCAAAAAAAGCAAAGGCCGGGGAATGAGGGCGCACCACAACTACATTGCGGTAACAATCCTGAAGCTTTCCCGCAAAGAGTTTTACCGCATGAATCCCGGCCTTTTCTACGATATGGTGCAGATTCATTCCAACAACATGCCGCATTCTAAGTCAAATGCGGTCGATTAGGAGGTTTCAAATGACCACTCAGAAATTTGAGTTCGTTAACTACAATGTCGATCTCGATATTGCCGGGCAGAGCTTTACGATGGATTGCTCCAGCGAAACCGGCGACTATATCAAAGGCGTTGCGGCTGAGCTGCGCTCTCTCGCAGCAGCATTGGCCAACGGTGAGAAGACCGTGGATGACGCCGTAAACTATGGCACTGATGTCATCGACCATCTGCTTGGTGACGGCGCCGCCGACCGCATCTTCGCAGCAAGGAAAAAGCGCATGTCCGACATTGCGGATCTGTGTATGTGGCTTACGGAAGTTGCCACCAAGTTCCAGAAGGAGCGGGCAAGGATCAGTGGAAACCGGGCTGAGCGGAGAGCGGCCGCGAAGAACAAGGGATAATGACAACGCCCGAACCGAAGGAGGTGTAGGCGTTGGCAACAAGAACCATATCCACGAAGCTCGCCATTGAGGGCGAGTCTGAATACCGGGCATCAATAACCCGCATAAACAGTGAAATCAAATCGTTACAGTCTGCGCTGAAGCTTACGGAGAGCCAGTACCAGACGAATGCGAACAGTATGGCAGCGCTTACCGCAAAGGGGAAAGCGCTGTCAGATTTATATAAGGCTCAAGAGAGCAAGGTTAAGCAGCTCAAGGAAGCGCTTAATAACGCCCGCGATGCCGAGCAGAAATATGCGCAGCAAAAAGCATCGCTTACCGCAAAAATCGAGTCCAACAACAAAGCGCTTGAACAGCTGAAAAATACGGCTGGCGATACTGCGGAGGAAGAGGCGAAGCTGACCGCAGAAAAAAAGGAGCTGCAAGCGCAGCTCGACAAGTGCGATGCCAATCTTGCCGCCGCCGAAAAAGGCGTCAACTCTTGGCAGACGCAGCTCAACAACGCGCAAATCAAGCTGAACGATCTCGATGCAGAAATCCAGCTGAACAACGAGTACATGGATGAAGCGCGGGAAAGCGCAGACGGTTGCGCTACGTCCATAGACCGGTTTGGCGATCGGGTCAAGGAAAGCGCCAATAAAGCTGATACACTGCGTGACGCACTCGCCGCCGCAGGCGTTATTGCGGCGCTCCAAAAAACAGCCGAGGCATTAGAAGCCTGCGTTGACGCTTCCATTGAGTTTGAGTCTGCTATGGCCGGTGTTGCAAAGACCACCGACATGACGCAGGCTGAACTCGGTGACATGGCCGACTCAATTCAGGATCTATCAACCAGGATACCGGCCACCACAACGGAAATCGCTGGCGTCGCGGAGGCCGCCGGACAGCTCGGCATTGCCAAGGATGATATCTTGGCATTCTCCGAGGTTATGGTGAATCTTGGCGTTGCTACAAATCTATCCTCGGACGAGGCTGCATCCGCGCTGGCGAAGTTTGCGAATGTTGTCGGCATGAGCGCCGATAATTATGAGCGTCTTGGCTCCACCATCGTTGACCTCGGAAATAATTTCGCGACTACTGAGGCGGATATCGTATCCATGGCCACGCGGCTAAGCTCGACTGGTGCGATTATCGGTTTGACAGAGCCGCAGATCATGGCAATTGCCACGGCGCTATCCTCTGTTGGCATTGAGGCCGAGGCTGGCGGCTCTGCAATCTCAAAACTGCTCAAGCAGTTTGAAACCATGGTTGCAACGGGTAGCGATAAGTTGGAGAGCTTCGCGAGTATTGCGGGTATGTCTGCGGCTGAGTTCTCCCAGAAATGGGGAGAGGATGCCGTAGGCGCATTGTCCGCATTCATCAACGGGCTTGGCGAGATTGATGCCGCTGGCGGCAGTTCAGTCGCCGTGCTGGATGAACTGGGCATCACAGAAGTGCGGCTATCGAACGCTGTGCAGGCGCTTGCGTCGTCTCACGGCATACTGGATAAGGCACTATCAACCGCAGATACTGCGTGGAAGAACAACACAGCACTGGCGAAGGAAGCCGCCACGCGGTATGAGACCACGGAAAGCAAGCTGCAAATGCTTTCCAACGCCTGCAATAACGCAAAGATCGCAATTGGCGACAAGCTCACCCCGGCGGTTGGAAACCTCGCGGAAACAGGAACGAAGCTGCTGACCGGCATTGCAGACGGCATCGACAAGAGCAATCTCCTTGTGCCAATCATCACATCTGTAGCTACGGCGATTGCGGTACTTGCCGCCGGAATAACAGCATATACGGTCGTTACGAAACTCGCCGCTGCAGCAATGGCGTTGTTTACTGCTGTCCTTGACACCAATCCGATATTCCTCGCAATAACGGCAATCGCGGCGCTTGCCGCCGGAATCGGCGTGCTCGTAGCAACCCTAAAGGATGACGCAACACCATCGGTCAAGGAACTGACCGAGGCAGCCAGCGCTCTACCAGATGCATTTGATGCCGCAAACGCATCCTATAAGGAGTCAGAGACAAGAGTTCTCGCGACGACTGCTGCGGCAGAGAAGTATATCGATAGGCTGCGTGATCTGGAGGCGCAGGGCGTCAGCACAAATGCGGCGCAGAGCGAGTATCAGCAGATTGTGGACAAACTGCGGTATCTGCTCCCGGATGTCAACATTGAGCTTGACGAGCAAACAGGGCTGCTTGTAGGCGGCGCAAACGCGCTCTATGAACAGGTCGACGCATGGAAAGCTGTAGCGTTGCAACAGGCGCTGACCACAAAATATGAAGCACAAATCAAAGCATGGGGCGATGCATATGTCGAAGTTGAGCAGAATCGCGTAAAGCTCAATCAGGCAGAAGCTGATGCTGCTGTCATCGAAAGTCGGATTGCTGATATCCAGAAAAAAATGGCCGCGAACCAGCAAAAGCATAATGCTGTGATGGAGGACAGCACGATTTCTGCGTCCGAGGCTACGCAAGCGCATCAAGCCCTATTCGAGGAATACGCCGGTCTGTCTATGGAGTTGACGGACTTGAACAAACAGCTCAAATCCAACTCCAAAGAGCAGGACAACCTAAACGAGGCCATTAAAACTGGCGAGGAAACAGCATCTGGGTATGAGCAACAGGTAGACGAAGCACAAGCCGCCCTCGATGCCTTTATGAAATCTGCGAACAGCGCGGCGGATGGCGCCAACGGCCTATCCGATGCGATGGGTAATCAAAGCGGAGCGGCGCAGAGCATACGTGACCAGATAACGCAACTCGCTCAGGATTATAAGGACGCTTACGACGCGGCATATGAATCCATCAATGGACAGATAGGCCTATTCGATACATTCGCCGCAGAGGTATCTGACGACACCAACACCGTCGAAAAGATGATGGAGCGCTGGGCCGAACAGACCGCCAACCTTGCCGCCTACACAGAAAACCTGAAAAAGGCTGCACAGTATGGCCTTGATGACGGCCTTGTGCAGTCCCTGTCTGATGGATCGACAGAGAGCGCCGGATATCTGGCCACAATCATAAGTGAAATTGAAAAACTCGGCGGGACAACCGAGGGCATGAGCGCTGAGGCCTCTGCCTTCGTCGACGAGTTTAATGCAGCATTTAACCGCACGAACGAAGCGAAGGAGTCGTTTGCAGAAACCGTAGCCGCAATTCAGGTGAACCTCGATGAGGCAATCGCTCAGATGCAGGAGTCGGCGGCGAACATTGATTTTTCTGGATTCAATGAGGCTCTTGAGTCGTCGTTCGCCAATGTTGGCGTAAACTTTCAGGAGATTGGATTGAATGCCGGCACCGGCCTATCTCAAGGGCTTGCCGACTCATCCGGCGATGTGGCCGATGCTGCTGCTGGGGTGGCGGATGATGCAACAAATGCCGCAAAGTCAGCCCTTGGCGTTCATAGTCCGTCGACGGTATGGCACGGAATCGGCGAAAACGCCGACCTCGGCCTTGCGCAGGGCATTCGTAGCAATACGCAAAAGGTCATATCAGAGGTTAAGGCGCTTGCGCGGCAAATGGAGACTGAAATGCGCACCGCCGGAAGAAATTCCGTCAACGGGTTCAATACCGAGTTTTCACAGCTGCAAACGAAAACACGCAGCCAGATTGAGGCCTTAAAAGCGACCGTTTCCGGCGCATCGTCCGGGCTGCCCGGAACCATGAGCAGTGTAGGCGCGCAGATGATCAACGGCATGATTTCTGGCCTGAACTCTCGCTCATCAGCGCTGTATGCCACTGTGCGCAGCATTGTTAATCAGTCCATAGCCACGGCGAAAAAGGCCGCTGCGGTTCGATCTCCGTCCCGCAAAACGACAGATATTTTTGAGCAAGTCGGCGAGGGCATGGTGGTCGGACTTGAGAATAAGCGCAAGAAGGTAGCCGCCACCGCGCAGAGCGTCGTTGATGACGCCCTCAAGCTCGACATTAAAGCGCAGATGCCGGCCATCAACGACACCATGCCATCTATCGATACAAGCCGAGTCAATCAGCCCGTATCGGAAAATGTGGAGATCAATAACGACTTCCACATCGAAAGCCTGGTCGTGCGCGAAGATGCTGACGTGAAGAAGATTGCCAACGAACTGTATAAGATGCAGCGCACGAAATCGCGCGGGAAGGGGGTTGCAAAGACATGATTGGTTTCACCTTCGACAGCACTCATAGCTCCGAATATGGCGTATACTTCCGAAGCGTTGATAGAACATTACTGCCCGCAAAACGCATTACACAGTATACGATCCCCGGCAGGAGCGGTACATATGACGTCGATAACGGCTATGAGAATAGGGACATAAACTGTGAGATCGGATTTGTTGGCGACAACCTCACTCGTGAGGATCTGCGCATCAAAGCCCGCCGCGTAGCACAATGGCTATCTGGCGTCGGTTTGCTCATTTTCGATGACGAGCCGGACAAAGGATATAGTGCTCAGGTCGTCAGCGCTGTCTCCATCGAAGAAGTGGCCGCAACCGGAAAGGCAACGGTGCTTTTCCATTGCGGCCCCTTTGCGGAAAGCTTGCGATATTCGCTTGCGGCTACCGGCCAGGTGGCATTGCCGAAAAAGGTCAATGTGACCGTCGATGGAACGCAGGAAACCGATGCAATGATCTACATCAAAGCGGCGGGAGCTATCTCAGATATAACAATCGAACGGCTTACAACTTATTAGGAGGATGTATTATGCCAGCACTGTCAAATTATCACGCAGCGACATTGCTCAACGCATCGCTGCGAAGCGGCACCTATTATCTTGGCCTGTTTTTGTCCGAACCGGGTGCAGCGAACACCGGCGTTGAGGTTACCGGCGGAGGGTACTCGCGGAAGCAAATCACGTTTACCGCACCTACCCTCGTCAGTGGCAAGGAGCAGGTTTCCAACAATGCCGATATCGACTATGGGGCTGTGACCGCCGACCTTGGTACGATTGCCTATTGGGGCATCTATGATGCGGCATCAAATGGCAACCTGCTATGGTATGGTCCGTTTGTTCGAGCGAGGAACGTTCTCACGGGAGATGCTATTACGGTCAAGTCCGGCGCCATCGTCTGCCAGCTCTCGTAATAGGGGGCTGGCTTCGACATGTTTAATAGATCGCCTTATAATCGGATGCCGTATAACCGATCGTCTCTACTGGAATTCCAGTGGATGGCAACGGTCAGCGGCGTTGCCGAAACGAGAGCATCCATTACGCTGTCGCTCGTCCTGTCCGCAAACGCCGTATCGGGGCAGACGGAAGCAACCGCATCCATGGTTCTGCTGGTGCTTCCGTCTGCGAGGATCACGGCGGCAATCGCTGAATCCATCGGCACATATATCAGAACCATCTTCTATAGCGCGTTGGCTACGGCGAGGGCGGATGCGAAGGGCAGCAGAGTTTCCACCTATGAGATCGTCAAAATTGTTATCGACAGCGTTAATATGGCAGCCGGAGACATTCTTGTGGTCGACACGGAGCATATGACTGTCACGCTCAACGGCGTCAACATCGTCGATAAGATTTCAGACACATCCGCATTCTTTGACCTGAAGCCGGGACTAAATGAAATCACCGTATCAGGCGACGCACCGGCTGATATCAAAGTGCTTTGGAAGGATAGGTGGTTGTAATGGCTGCACCGCAAATTTTCAATCGTAGCATGAAACGGCTTGCGTACCTCGAAAACGCGATGGCCGCAGGGTATCAGCTGGAAACAAATGCACTATGGACAGCATCATTCAAGCTGCCGGCGGATGATGTGAAAAACGAGTTTTGCCAGCCGCTGAATTTCGTTGAAATCTACGACGGCAATGAGCGCGTAGACCTCTTTCGGATTATCGGTGAGGACTTGACCAGAAGCGATAGCGCGACGCGAGTCTACGACTGCGAACACGTCCTGGCGACGCTGCTGAATGATGTGCTTTTCCAGTACCATCAATACGGCGGCAGCGGCATCACGACAAGCGATGTCATCAACTATGTGCTGAATAAGCAGACCACGAAGAACTGGAAACTCAAGCGCTGTGATTTTTCACGGCGATTTGAGTACAACTGGGAGAATTCCAATTTGCTTGCCGCACTGTTTGCCATCCCGGAATGCTTTGATGCAGATTACCTGTGGGAATGGGATACGACCGTTTATCCGTGGGAGTTGTCGCTGATAGCCCCCACGGATGCGCTTTCCAGCGAAATCAGATACCGTAAAAATATGACCAGCATCACGAAGACCGTTGATGCGACGAACATCTCAAATCGTGTGTATGCGCTGGGCTATGGCGAGGGCGTTAATCAACTTACCATTGAGGGAGTGAATGGCGGCGTCCCATATGTTGAAGATACCGAGAGTATCGGGAAATACGGCCTGTGCCCAACTATAATTGTAGATGGCCGGTACGAAATTGCCGAAAACCTTAAAAGCTATGCGTCCCGCATGCTGAGCGAGTTGAAGGACCCATATATCAGCTATCAGATCGGGGCGATTGACCTATACAGGTTGACCGGCGACAAGATGTCAAAATTCCGCCCTGGCGGTATCATCCGCATCGTGGACGAAGAGGACAACATCAATCTGCGTACCCGCATTGTGACCGTTGAGAAGCCGGACACGGAAGGAGATCCCGGATCGGTGACTGTCACGCTGGCCAACAAGGAGAAAGATATCGCGGGATCTATCTCCGACTTGCAGAATCGTGCTCTCATCAACGAGACTTATGCGCAAGGAGCAACAAACCAGCAAATCTATAATTTTGCCGACAACGCCGATCCGGATCATCCGGCAGTCCTGAAGATATTCGTTTCGAGCAGCACGGTGCGCATCAATAAGATGTCCCTTAATATCGAATTTGAGGCATTCCGCGCTTTTGAGAAAACCGTTAAATCAGGCGGCGGACAGACGACATCTTCCGGCGGCGGCTCAACTGCAACATCGTCCTCCGGCGGTGGAGCAAACACCAGCACAAAATCTGGTGGTGGCAGCACTGTTACAAGCCAGAGTGGTGGCGGCAGCACTGAGTCCACGGTCAATACCGGCACATATAACACGAATGATGTTACACCGACTGGCTCCGCAACACTTCTTGACAGTGGCAAGATCGCTCTCAGCATGAACGCGCATCATCATCAGATGTTCCATTCCCATGATGTTACTATCCCTTCTCACCGGCATAGCGTTACCATTCCGTCACATACGCATGATTTCTCTGTTCCGGCACATTCACATACCGTGGACATCCCGGAACACACCCACAATGTCGAAGCCCATACCCACGATATCGAGTTCGGCATATATGAGGGCGAGACGGCGACGGCCGTAACGATTATCGTTGACGGCACAGAGCTGCCCGCCATCAGCGACTATGACGACATCAACATCATTGATTATCTTGCCACTGATGGCAGCGGCAAAATCACCCGCAATACATGGCATACCATCAAGGTTAAGCCTAACAAAATGTCTCGCATCGTCGGCGCAGTATTCGCTCAAACATTCTGCGCTTCCCGCGGCGGCGGAGACTATTAAGGAGGTTAAGCATGGCTACTCTCAATACGATGTATCCGCCGCAGTCCAATACGCCTGAAATATCTATTGCTGCGGACATCACGGAAACCGAGACCCACATCACCGTCATCAATGGCGCGGCCCTCCCGGCTGCGCCAAATCTTTTGACGCTGGGTGCAGATACGACGTCCGCCGAAACCGTGCTGATGACGGCCAAGAACAACAATGTTATCACTGTCCAGCGCGGCTTTGACAGCACAACTCCTCTTGCATGGCCTGGAGGCACTTTGATCGGGCGGTATTTCTGTGCCGCTGACCAAAAGGCCATTCAGGACAATATTCACGCCATCAATTCCGACGTGGAGAGCCGGGCGAAGGTGTCGAGGAGTATTGCGCTGACAATCCCGACCAGCACATGGATAAACGGCGAAAACACAATCCCTGTAGATGGCTTGTCCGCAAACAGTAACGGCATAATCGGATGCTCTGCCGCTATCACTGCGGAACAGCTTGCAGCCGCAAAACTGGCTGAACTATCTATCAGCGGTCAAAGTGATGGGAACATCACGATCAAGGCGTCCGGCACCGTGCCAAGCGTGGATATTCCCGTAACACTCACAATCATCGGATAGGAGGTACACGCATGATTATTGCGAATTTCCCGGCCGGCAGCGATACAGCGGCAGTGGCCGCACTGCGTGAGCAGGTAAGCAATCTGCTGGAAGAACTGACGGAGAATCCGGAATATGCCGCGACCGCCGAAGTCATTGACATCAGAACGGCAAGCGACGGAACGGTCTACCCCACGGCGGGCGATGCCGTGCGCGCGATTGGCGGAGACGTCGTAAATCTCGAAAGCGTAATCGCACTGCTGCAAGCGGCACTGACTGATAAGGTGGACGGTGCATATGTCGAGGATGGATACCTCTACATGACCTCTGGCGACAGCATCGTTGTTGGCCCTCTCGGTCCGTTCTCCGGCACTGGCGGCGGGGGCAGCACGTCATTCGGCTCTGTCCTCAAGCTGACAAGCAAGATGACGTCCCGATCCTTCTCCGTAATGGACACGGCCGAAAAGGTTGAAATCAGTTACAACTGGACGTCCTATGACAGCGAGGATGAATCGGCCACCGGCAATGGTACGGCATCCTGGTATGTTGGAGGCATCCGCGTTGCGATGCACACTGTTGCGCAGGGCGACAACAAATTTGACGTTAAGCCGTATCTCTCCGTCGGCACAGCGAATACTGTCAAGCTTACGATTGAGGACAGCTATGGCACGACCAAATCTGTCACATGGTCGGTGACCGTTTCCTCTTATGGGCTGACCTGGAACGTGGCGGAAATGGCGCTGCACGGGACCTCTGCATTGGGCCTGCGGCTGGTGCCGAACGGCGACGGGGATAAGATCATTCACGTCACCGTAGACGGCACTGAGAAATGCGGAGAGACCGTTGCAACCACGGGCAGAACGCTGGCGGTGAGCATCGATGCGCAGGCCCACGGTGCACACGTCATTGAGGCATGGATTGAGGCTACGGTAAACGGTGAGACTCTGACTACCCCGCACCTGCGGCATGTTGGCATCTGGGTGCAGGATGGCAACACCGCGCCGATCGTGGCGTTCTATAAATCCGCTGATACTGTAGCGCAGTATGCCACAGTGAATAACCTCTGGATGGCTTACTCTCCGGCCGGCGATACGGTTGAGGTGCAGCGCAAAGTCGGCAACACCCTCGAATCGACCGTTACTGCAAGCCGTGGCGTGCAGACTTGGGCATACAGGGCAATGACATCCGGCAATGTGACGCTGAAGCTCGTCTGCGGCTCTGTAAGCGCAGAGAAGACTCTGACAGTCGGATCAATTGGCTACGACATTGCGCCGATAACCTCCGGTCTGGTCATGGACCTCGACCCGACCGGACACAGCAACACGGAAGCAGGCCGCGCCAATTTTGGCTATAAGGATGGCGATGACACCGTTCACCCGCTGACGTTCTCGGATAACTTCGACTGGGACAACGGTGGATTCCGAGCTGATGAAGATGGCGTAACCGCTTTTGTCGTCCGGCGTGGCACCTATGTCGAGTTTGACCGGTCGCTGTTTAACGACAATGCCGGCACCCTCGGTAAAGAAATAAAAATCGTGTTCAAGTCCACGAACGTGAGAAGCTACGACTCAGAACTTCTGCGTTGTAAGGCGGGCAACGTCGGCATCGTCTTGCAGGCGCAGCAAGCCACGCTTACCTCGGAACTGACTGCCATCGTCTCTCCGTACTGCGAGGAGCGGAAGATTGAAATGGATATCAATATCCACGCAGCCAACGACGGGGCATACGCTTGCATCTGGCTTGGCGGAAAGCCTGCCCGCATCGCGAATTACACTTCGTCGGACAGCTGGCAGCAGTCAGTCCCCAGCGCCCTGCGGATTGGTTCTGATGACTGCGATGTGTGGATCTATCGCATGAAGATGTACAATAACGCCCTGAGCCGTTTTGAGGTGCTGGACAACTTTATCGCAGACACCGCAGACCCGACAGAGATGATCAACAGGTATGAGCGCAACGACATCTTCTCCACTTCCGGCGCCATTGACCGCACGAAACTCGGACAGGCAAACCCCAATCTGCGAGTCATCCGCATCATCGCCAACAAGATGACCACAGCGAAAACCGATAACGTCACAGCAGACATTGAGCACACCATGGTTAACGGCGGCGTAGCAGATAATTTTTCCGCAAAGGGGATCACGTTCAAGGGACAGGGTACATCATCCGCAGAGTATGGACTTGCCGCCCTGAATCTGGATCTCGACCTGTCTGAGGCATCCGAGTGGATCGACAGTAACGGCGATGCAATGACGGAATACGCCATGACGGATAATTCTCTGCCAGTGGCATATTTCAACTTCAAGGCCAATGTTGCAAGCTCCGAAAATGCAAACAATGTGTGCAATGCCGATGATTACAACACATTCAACCCGACGAAGGTCGCCGCCAGAGTTGCAGATAGCCGCGTCCGCGATACGGTTGAGGGGCATCCGGCAGTTGTCTTTTTCACCAACTCCGCCGATACAGCAATCACTGTAGGCTCTCGTACTGTGCAGCCCGGCGAAACGATCCTGTACGCATCCGGAGATATGAACAACAGCAAGAAGAATTTCGCTGTGTTCGGCCAGAATAATGCCACCTACGCCCAGCAGTGCTGCGTTGAGGTTATGAACAACAATAACCCGCAGTGCCTGTTTAAGAGCGATGATCTTTCCGCGGAGACGTGGGATGGCGGCAACTTCGAGTTCAGATTCCCGAAGAAGCCGACCGCCGCGATGAAGGCCGCGTGGCAGAAGGTGCTATCATGGGTGGTATCTACCGATAGAACAGCCGCAACCAATACGGTGCTTAATCCAAATGTCATCTATGATGGCGTGACCTACACCAACGACACCGCCGCCTACCGCGCCGCAAAGTTCCGCAATGAGTTCGAGGACTACTTCTCCAAGAAGAATATGTTGTTCCATTACCTGTTTACCGAGCGCCATTTGATGGTCGATAACAGAGCAAAAAACGTATTTTTCTCCTACGAGCCTGACCCGGATTATAGCGGCGCGTATCGCTGGAATGTCTGCAAAGACTACGATAACGATACTGCGGATGGCAACGACAACTCCGGCGGCCTGACCTTCTCCTATGGGCTGGAGGATACGGATTCTATCGGCGCATCCAAGGTGTTCAACGCATCCGACAGTGTCTTGTGGTGCAACATCCGCGACCTCATGTTCGACGACCTGGAAGCCCTCTACAAGGAGCTTGAGGGCGGCGGATGTTGGAGCGCAACTCGGTACTGCAAGAAATTTAAGGATTATCAGTCCGCGCGGCCTGAAGCGCTTGTTGCAGAAGATATGTATAATAAATATATTCTGCCTTACCTGAACAAGGGCGAGACTCGATACCTTTCCATGATGTATGGCGATAAGCAGGAGCAGCGTGAGCAGTTTGAGCGCTACCAGGAGGCATACATTGCATCCAAGTACAGTGGCGCATTGGCCACCGCCGACCGTATTTCGCTACGCACTAATACACCGGAGGAATGGACAGGTGTTGTCCCCTCCGGCGATCTGATTATCACCCCATATGCGGATATCTATGTTACCGTCAAATATGGTAACGCGGGTACTGTGCGCAAACGTGCCAAGCGTGGCGTTGCAACAACGATAGAATGCCCCACAGCGACCCTGAATGATACGGAGACCTACATCTACTCCTCGTCTATGCTGGCCGATGTGGGCGATCTGAGCGCCCTCTATACTAAACTGGCCGAATTAACAACGGCAACCAAGCTGCAAAAACTGCGGCTCGGCTCAGCTGTTGTCGGATATGTCAACAGCACATTTGGTAGCGGAGAAGGCAATCTGTCCTTCGGTTCCAATGCACTGCTGGAGCATGTTGATATTCGCGGCTTGACCAACCTCAAGTCGGCACAGGATCTTTCATCTCTGATTTCTTTGACGGAGTTCTATGCATCCGGCTCAGGCATCACGGGTGTAACCTTTGCTGTCGGCGCACCGATCAAGAATGCGGCCCTGCCCGCTATCACATCGCTTACCGCACGCGGCCTTATCAACATTGAGACGTTCTCTATTGATGCTTCCGCCTTGCAGGTCGTCTGGATTGAGAACTCGCCGTCCATCGATATCGGTGGAATCCTTGAAAGCACCACGTCAATCGTCCGCGGCCGCTTAATTGGTGTCGATCTCGACTTGGAAACGCCGGATGCCGTCATGCGGCTTGTGAATTGCGCAGGCATCAGCTCGGAGGGTGCCATTGTTGAGAACTTTGTGCTTACCGGCACCGCCAATTTCACGGTAATCACGCAGGCGGAACTTGATGCAATCGAGGAGGCATTCCCGGATTTGACTGTTACATACGGCTCCATCGTTACGGCGCACACGGTCAAGTTCTATGTCTCCGATGGCACAAACAGCACGCTGCTCTATACCGAAACCGTGCGGCATGGTGGCAACGCAATCAACCCTGTTACCGCCGGGCTAATCGCTGAGCCGACAAAGCCCTCAACCGTCCAGTATAACTATCGCTATACAGGATGGGATACGTCTCTGGAAAATGTGACGACCGACCTCAACATCTACGCCGTGTTCGCAACGTCTGTGCGCAAGTATACGGTGTCGTTCTGGTCCGGCACTACGTTGCTCCAGCGCACGGCGGTAGACTGCTATGGCAGTGTGCGATACACCGGCGCAAGCCCTACGGCCCCCGAAGGTACAGTATGGGGCGGTTGGGATAAGATCACTACAAACGTGCAATCCGATCTGGATGTCCGGGCGGTATTCATCTCACCGACGTTGCCGTCGTCCGTACCGTCTGAGTATGATTACCTCTACTCCGATGATCCGGCGGATACGTCGGCGTTTACGTTCTCGGAGTTCTGGGGCATCATCAAAAACGGTATGGCTCAAGATTATTTCGAGATCGGAGACAAAATCAAGATTTGCCCGAATACAGATGCATTCTCTGATACCAGCATCATCATGCAGGTCGAGGCGTTCAATCATTATAAGATGGCATCCGGCACAAAGATGGCGGATGTGTTCTTCGGAATGGTCGGCATCATGAACGGGAAATATCAGATGAACAGCAGCAACGTAAACGCAGATGGTTGGGGTGCATCAAAAATGCGTGCTTACCTCAATGATACCGTGTTCCCTGAGCTGCCCCAGAACTGGAAGGCTGTCATTGCTTCTGTTGCTGTGCCGTCATCCAAGGGAAATCAGTCCGCGATCATCGTCACCAGTAACGACAAACTGTTCTTGCGGAGTTACGCAGAATGCTTCTCCGATGGTGCAACCGCAACGCCGTACAAAGAGGAGATTGATGCCGACGCCGACAACATCAGCATTTCCCTTTATACGGATAACAATAGCCGCATCAAGAAAATGTATAACGGCACCGGCACTGCCGAGAATTGGTGGCTCCGGTCGCCCGCGGCTGATTCTTCCGCCAGCTTCCGCAATGTGGCCAGCAACGGCTACGCCTACAGCGGCAGCGCTTCCGGCTCGAATGGCGTCTCGTTCGGCTTCTGCATTGGATCATAAGCGCCCTATATCTCGCCCCCTTGTGGGGCGAGATGAACCCCAAAAGGAAATAAGAAATACCGCCGCAGGCGGTCGCGTAAAAATTTTTTAGATTACGGATACCGTAATTTTCTACCGCAATCGGGATTTATGCTTATGGCATCGGTATAATTCTGCTGAAGGGAGATGGTGCCTATGTCTGTACCGAAAGGCAAGCGCAGCACGTCAACAATGGAATTCCTGATGAACGCACGCAACCTCGAAATCTTCACGTTGCGGAAAACAAAGGGATTTCCTACCCGCTGGCGTGCTGACATATCCACTCCGCTTGTGCTGGATACCAGATTCGTTTACGAACGGCTTAAAATGGCAAACAACCTGTGGCCGACAAATGCGCACGAAGCCCAACTCCGGCGCGACTACCTTATGCAGGCCCGTGGGCGGCTGGACAGTTTCATCGCCCAGCTTGAAATTGCATGTGAAGTCTGCGAAGTGAATGACAAGGTATTGCAGCAATGGTCGATGATGGCCGCAGATGAGATCAAACTCATAAGCGGCGTTATTGATTCAGATCGGAGACGGTTCAAGTTCTGATCCGGCAAATTGGTTTTGCGCTATAAATTATCCGTGCCGAGAATTGGTGGCTCCGGTCGCCCGCGGCTGATTCTTCCGCCAACTTCCGCAATGTGAACAACAACGGCAACGCCAACAGCAACAACGCTTCCAACTCGAATGGCGTCTCGTTCGGCTTCTCTCTGTTTGGCTTCCCTTGGCAGATGTAGTAACCCATGTGGCGAACCGAGATTCCAAGAGGAGAGAAGGAGCGCAGGACCCTCCCGAAAGGGTAAATAAATACCTCGATGAGCGTCGGCGGACGCTGCTTGCATGGTATCGCTTTATGGTGATGTGATATTTCATGCCGATCGCTCTATGTGATTAACTCAACCATAAAATCATCATACGGGGTAGGCGAGCGCTATGACCAGTGAAGAAAGACGTGAATGTAGATACCAACGCCGCAAAGCACACCGCAGGAACGCCAAGGCCCTGCGGCTTGCTGCGGCAGATAATTTCGATGTTGTATTCGGCTACGGGAACTTGTATCGCGCATATAAAAAATGCCGTTGCAACGTTTCCTGGAAAGCATCAGTGCAAAAGTACATTGTCCAAGCGCCGACGAATGTCTATACGACATGGGAAAGACTCAACAGTGGTCAATACCGCAGTCCCGGCTTCTTCGAGTTCGATGTGTTCGAGCGCGGTAAGCCCCGACACATCAAAAGCACCGTGATTGGCGAGCGCGTGGTGCAGCGCTGCTTGTGCGACAACGCACTTGTCCCCGCTTTGGAGCGCAGCTTTGTATATGATAACGGTGCGTCCCTGAAGAACAAAGGATACGATTTCACCGTGCGCCGCATTACGCAGCACCTGCACCAGCATTACCGGAAACATGGTAATGCTGGCTATATCCTGCTGTTTGATTTTTCAAGGTTCTTCGACAATATTTCTCATGCCCTTGTAAAGGCTCGCTTGCAGCGTACATTTACGGACAGCAAAATTGTTGGGATAACCAATCATTTCATAGACATGTTTGGAGATCGCGGCATGGGGTTGGGAAGCCAGATTAGCCAGGTGCTTGCTCTTGCTTCCGCTGATCGGCTGGATCACTATATCAAGGAGGCCCTTCGTATCAAAGGCTATGGCCGGTACATGGACGATGGCTATCTCATTCACGAGTCTAAGGACTACCTGAAAGAATGCCTTGCCGAAATCAAATGCATCTGCAAAGAGCTGGGTATCGTGCTGAATGAAAAGAAAACTCAAATTGTGAAGTTGTCCCACGGCTTCACATGGCTGAAAGTGCGGTTCTTTCTCACTGATAACGGAAGAGTTATCAAAAGGATATGCAAGCAGAGCATCACCAGAATGCGCCGGAAAATGAAAAAGCTCCGCAAGAAGCTGAACACCGGCGCTATCACCATGACCGAAATCAGGAACATGTGGCAGAGCTGGTATAGCGGCTATGCCACCAGATTCAACGCATATCATACACGCAACAGCATGGAAGTTCTCTATGCCAAACTATTTATAGGAGGTTGCAACGATGCTGTATATCAAAGTAACCAAGGGTAACACCGTTACGGCGGAAGCCATCGAAAACCCCGTATATATACGAACGCAGGCCAAAAATAACATCCTTGTCATTTGCCCTGAGCAGTACGCTCAGGGCATTCTTTCTAAGGACGGTTCTGCGATTTACCAGCTTGCCGGCCGTGATGACATCGGCGGGGATAGACCCGCGGCTGAGATTATTTATCAGGCGGACTACGAGCAGATTATGGCCGGGGTCAGAGACCCGGAGGACGACGACCCGACGCCGCTGCCGGATGATCCGGACGCAGAAATCCTGACGCGGGCACAGCTTACTGCAAAAGTCGCGGAGCTGGAGGATCAGCTGTCCGCTGCAAAAATCCTGCTGGGGGTGACGGAATGACTCTGACGGAACTCGCCACCAAGTTGCGGCCGCTGATCGAGCGGGCAGCACAAAGCCTTGATGACGCCGATGCGCTTGAGGCGGTTACGCTTTTCCCTTTGTGGAAACCCGGAGAGGAGTACAAGGCCGGACAAAAAGTGCAGGATAAAGGCATTCTTTATACCGTCCTGCAGGATCATACATCTCAGGACGGTTGGGCGCCTGATGTCGCGCCGTCCCTGTTCGCGAAAGTCTTGATCCCCGATCCGGACATTATTCCGGACTGGGAGCAGCCCAGCAGTACCAACCCATATATGAAAGGCGACAAGGTGCGATTCGAGGGGGACGTGTACGAAAGCCTCATCGACAACAACGTCTGGTCTCCGTCTGCTTACCCTGCCGGCTGGAAGAAGGTTTCCTGACGGATAGCGTTATAATCTCACTTCGCCCGGAATGGCTCTTTCCGGCGCGGTATAATTAAGCACATTACCGCGCCGAAAGGAGATATCAACGTGTCAAACCTGCAGATGGTTGAAGCGCTCTGCATGCTGGTGGAGGAACAGGCAAAAGTGATCCGATACCTGTCTATGGAACTGGCCCATGCCAGGAACTTGTCCGAATCGGAAAAGCGAACGCTTGAGAGCGTCAATAGTGAATATGCGGAGATCATTGGTTCCGAAAATGCCTGATGATCTCGAATAAGGTGATGCCTGCGGTTCGGCCGCAGGCATTTTTCATTGGAAGCCGCACCCCGCATGGGGCGCGTGGATTGAAAAGAGGGAATAGCCGTGTATGTGAAGTATTACCCTGCGTTGCTGATTGCCGGAGGCGGCAGACTGTGTCGCCCGATATAACAACATCAACAGGAGGAGAGTCATGGAATTGAAAGAGATTCTGATGGGTGGAGGCGGCGGCTTGTTTGCGCTGCTGACGCTCCTGCAAATCAGCCCCATCAAGATCAACCCGTGGTCTGCGCTGGCCCGCGCTATCGGTCGCGCGCTCAACAGAGATGTGCTGGATCGGCTGGCCACTTTGGAGGGCGAACAGAAAGAAATCAAATCGGAACTGGTCGCCCAAAAAGCGCTTTCCGATAAGCGCGAGGCCAATGGATGGCGCGCAGATATCCTGCGCTTCAATATGGAACTCGTAGAGCATACGCGGCACACGCGGGAGGATTACATCGAGATTTTGGATGTCATCGATAAGTACGAAACCTACTGCGACAGCCATAAGGACTATGAAAACAACCGTGCCGTCCACGCAATCGCCAATATTGAGCGTTGCTACGACGTTCGGTTGCAAAATAACGACTTTGCATAAGGAGGAAACCGCTATGAACGAAGAAACCACCGTGAAGGAAACCCTCGAAAGCGAACTCACCGCTGAGGCGTTGGACGAGCTTTCCAACAACAAAGGGGAGGACTAAATCATGAGTTACACGAATTCGCCGATGGTGAGTTACACCAAGCTCAGCCCCAACCACTCCGGCCAGCGCACCCACAGCATTGACCGTATCACGCCGCACTGCGTGGTCGGCCAGTGCAGCGTGGAGACGCTGGGCCGCATCTTCACACCGACCTCTAAGCAGGCCAGCTGCAACTACGGCATCGGCCTTGACGGTCGTGTCGGTATGTATGTCGAGGAGAAAAACCGTAGCTGGTGTTCTTCCTCCAATGCCAACGACCAGCGAGCCGTGACCATCGAGTGCGCCAGCGACAGCACGGAACCGTATGCGTTCAAGGATG